CAGCAGGGGCACGGCTTCACGCTCGCGTCAAGAACTACTGCCATGGTATGTCACCTTTGTGTTTTTCACGTTGCCCAAGAACAAGTCCGCGTTGACGAACACCGGCGGTATCCTCCGCCTCCTCCGCTCGGTGCGACCGACGCCGCACGGCACCATCCTGTAGTGCCCCCGCCTGTGGTGCGGGCAGTTCCTCCTGCCGGTTGATTGCGGGAGCTGGCTGACGTCACCCACCGTCCGATAGAGCTCCACCCTCTGATCCAGCTCGTACCTCACCGGTAGCTGCCTGAGCTCCCGCTCGTTCTCCTCCTTCCTCACTCCACGCCTCGCCCTCTCCCTGAGCCTGTTGGCGTGCGACTCGTTGTCGTACCCGAGCCTCCTCGCCCCGACCTCGTCGACCAGGAGGCAGTAGTTCAGGCAGGCCCTCGTCATGTCCTCCAGGAGCTTCGTCTCCTCCTTGCTGGTCTCCATCGAGTCCTTGAATGGTCTGCCGTAGGGTTGACCGAGCACGTCCTCGATGGTGGTCTCCGGACGCACGGTGAAGCCGGTCTTGATCGAGATCCCTGTGTCGAAGAACAAGGCGAACACGATCGTCCCGATCTCCCGCTCGTGGTGAATGATGCAGAAGCTGGGCTTCGTGGTGTCGGGCAGCCGCTCTCCGCCCAACACCTCGCCTGCTTGCAGGAGTTTGATGACCTTGCCCTTGCTGAACTTCTCCGGCAGCTGCACGATCACCGTGTCGAACGGCTGGGCGTAGTCCCGCATCTCCACGTTGACGTCGGTCTCGATGAGCATCTCCATCGCGACTTGGTCCACCTCGAAGACCTTCGGTCCCTCGGTGACGATCTTCCCGAGCAGGTACATCTCGAGCATGTTGGACACCTGGTTCCTGGCGAGGGAGACGAGGGCGCTCGACGGCTCGCTCAGGTTGCTGGTGTCCCACTGGTAGGAGAGCGAGTTCTCCTTCAGGATCAGGCGTATGGCCCCTGCTCTTGCGATCTCCTCAAGGGCTCGCGATCCCTTCTTAAGCCAGCGGTTGAGGTAGTTGTTGAAGCTCATACTGTTCTCCAGTCTGCCGTCGACCTGTCGGCCTGGAACCTGAGCAGCTCCTGTCCGATCCTCACGTCCGCACAGACTACCCCGTTCTCGTCGCAGCTGACCTGGACGCCGGTGATGTGCGGCCACCGCCAGGACGGGATCAGCTTGAAGTCGAACCTCACCGCGTGGAGTAAGTCCTGCGGTCTCATGGACTCCTCCTGTCCGGCAGCACGCCCACCGTGAAGCCGGCGGCGTTCTTGTGTCCGCCGCCTCCGTACGCCTTGGCCACTGCCGACACGTCGAAGTCTCCCCTCGACCTGAGGGAGAACTTATACTTTCCGTCCTCCGTCGCGTACCACGTAGCCCCGAACGCGTTGGTCTCAGCGAGTTTGCCGGCGACCTCCGAGAAGAACACGGTCGTATGAACGACTTCTACCTCGTGGCCGGCGATCACCATCTTGCACCGGTGCTCCAGGGCCTGGTCCACGAGCTGGTCGCGGAAGCGGAGGATGCTCGTCCCACCGGCGACCATCTCATTGGTGACCGATTCCGGAAATCCGTCCCAGACCTCGAACGTCCTCGGCCAGCTCGAGATCCAGGCGTTTACCTCGTGGGATTGCGGAAGCTCGTGCCTCCAGAGGTCCCTGTCCTCGCAGTACTCCACGAGCCAGGGTACGGTCGCCCACCCGAAGAAGTGCTCCCAGGCCAACCTGCACCCCGACTTGTCCATGTCGAAGATGCAGAACGGAAGGTCGCGGAGCTCGGCCTCGGCCGTCTTGTGGTGGTCGAGGACGACGATGCCGCTGCAGGACCTCGCGAGCGGGATGAGGACTTCCCTCGGGTACGAGAAATCAAGCACGTAGACGTCGCATCCAGACAGGTTCTCCGGCACCTTCTCGCCGTAGTTCACCGGAATGAACTCGGCGTTCGGGTGACGCTTCCTCGCGACCCAGGCCGCACAGAAGCCGTCGTTGCAGTTAGCGTGGTAGAGTACCTTGGTCATGCAAGCTCCTCTCAATGATGTCTAGTAGGACCTCTAGGTCCTGGATGGCAGAGGGCATAGACGTGGACCGGAGTTGCGGGTCCTTGCACTTGCCCTCCAGCACGTTGAGCCTTTGCTTCGCCAGTCGCACTTGGCATCTGGCCCTTATCTTCCCGATTGTGAGCAAGTCGTTTGTCGTCATGTCAGCACCAGTAGAGGCAGACCCTTCGATCGTTCCTGAGGTTGCCGAGGTACTCCAGTGCCGCCGTCTGGAACTCGGAGAGCTCGAAGTCCCCCGGAAGTTCGTCGTACGCTTTCACGATCCTGCCGACCTCCAGGTACGTCAACCGCTTCGCGTAGCAGTCCTCCGTCATCAGCCCGTAGTGCAGGTCGCCCTTGTCACCAGGACTGAAGTACGAGGTAAGCGTGAACTCCGGCCGCTCGAAGGGCTTGAGCTCCCTGAGGATTTCAAAGAACTTGCGGTTGCACCCGAAGTCCAGCACCGTGTGACTGTGGCCACTGTTGCCTGAGTCGCCGTCTAAGACGAGGATCTTGAGATCAACGCTCATTGCTTTCTCCATTGCCTTCAACCTGAGCCATCCGTCAATCAACTTCATGTTGGGTGTGACAGTAATTGGTTTCATTTGTTCCTCGGATCGTCGTGCATCCCGTCAGAGAACCCTCGATCGTACGCCCTCGACACGAGCTCGTCGATCCAGCTGCTCTTGCTCCTCGCCCTGTTCCACCAGTGCCAGAGTCGCCAGACTGCTCGCAGGAGCAAGGCGATCGGCATCGTGGCGTAGACGTCGGTGTCTGACGCAAGGTCCCTCCTCACGAGCCAGTAGTGCCAGGGTGGCGGCGGGTCGTTCGACTTCCGGTAGATCACGTCACGTACCTCCCAGCGGGTACCTTGGTGTCCAGGTCCACCACGAGGTGGACTCGGTCCGGTCGCCCAGAGTTCTTTATCCAGTGCTCCAGCCAGTAGGGCACCGGTCCCCACCAGAATCCCCTCGCCATGTGCAGCTCGTTGCCGAGCTCGTCGCCGTAGGTGGCGTTCTCGCTCGTCGTGAGCGGCAGGTGCCACCTCTCAAGGCAGGGGTGACGACCGAGGGCCTCCGTTGGCTCCAGGAAGTCCCTGTGCCTGGGGACCGAGATGCCGCTCGGCAGTCGGTTGACCATGACGTGGAGTACGTCCTGCCTCCTGGCCGAGGCGATCTCAGCGGCCGCTTCCGCGAGCACCGCGTTCGGTATGGGACCCCCGCTCTGGCGGTTGGCCATCTGCACGCCAGTGCCGTCGACCGTGTACCTGAGGTCCACGGTCGCGGCGAGAACCTTAATGAGGTTCAGGCCTGTGGGTATTTTCAACATAGCTCACCTTCTGCGGTTCGCTGATGTCGATGGCGGCCCCTGGCACCATCGCGAGACCCTGAATCCTCAGGATCGTGACGGTGCCGTACCGCTCCGCCACCGACTCGTCGTAGGTGTGGAAGTAAATCACGCCCCTCTCACCGTCGATCTCGAGCTCGCCTCGTATCCTCATCGCAGATCTCCTTGTACTCTTCGTTGGTCAGAGGCTCCATGCCACTGGCTCTTCGAAGCGAGTTCATCAATAGCAGCTGCCACTCCGGAGCGACTGGTTTTGGTTCACACAGAGGTATCTCTCCGCATGGATTTTGACTCATCGGCACATCACCTCGTACAGGGTCTCCCCGACGGCAACGCAGACCGTCTGCACCGCCTTGTCGGGGTCCAGGTCTCCGGAGACGCAGCGATTGACCGCGTCCTCCAGTTCGTCGTGCAGTCCGAGCGGCGTCACGAACCAGACCTCGAACTTCTTGATGGTCTCCGTGCGGCCGCGGATGCTGATCGTGCGATCAATGAGACTGATCACCAAGCTTCTCCTTTATCGTCTTGAGTGTTGCTTTCCACTGCTTCGTGCCGATGATTGGTCCGAGCTCTGCGGCGAGCACCTCGTAGACGCTCTTGGCCTGGTGCCGCATCGCCGACCTGACGTTGGACTGGTGGTCCCTCCTCAGCGTCCTCATGGCCTCGGCGACGGGCTCGGGGTACCACTCGATCAGCCCGTCGGGTCCGAAGTCAAGGGTATCTCCTGAAAACATGATGACCGTCCTGTCTCTCAGGACTATCTTGATCGAGTTCCTAGGCATAAATTACCTCCAGTGGGCGATCTGAGTGCCACCCCTTCTTGCTTCCAACGACGTCCGTGCCACCGTCGTAGTGAAAATACGCACGCCCGCAAGTAGGGCACTGTATCCTCTTGTCGCCGCTCTTGTCATAGAATTTGCTCTGGCGACCTTCCTTCGGGTACGGCTCCACGACGGCGTCGAATACGGTATTGTCCCTGGTGCACTTTACTTTCACTTGGTCTTCTCCCCGTGGACCCAATAGAGCTCTTCCTTCGCACGCGTGATGATGACGTATTTGAGGTTCATCTCCTGGACCCGCTGCCACTCCTTCCTGGCCCTCTTGTGCGGCAGGAGGTCTGGCCTGAGCACGAAGACCCGCTTTGCCTCGAGCCCCTTCGACCTGTGACCGGTGGCGTGCCTCACGCCCTTGCCGTCGTCGCGGAAGATTCGCATGATGCTCCTCTTCAGGTCCCCGACCGTCCGCAGCTCGCTGTCCTCCAGGACCACGCTGATCGTGTCGAGCCGGTCCTCGACTGCCGCCGCCCTGTTCTCTAGTCCTAGCTGGAGGAGTCGCTCGATCTCCCTGGTCCTGAAGTCCTCCATCCTGGCGATGAACTCTGGTATGGGGCCATCATCGGCCCAAATCTTTCGGACAGTCCAGATAACCTGCTCGCCAATGTCCCGTCCCTGTACTGACGCAGGACGACCTTCGCGAAAGAGCTGAAGGCACGACTCAACCAGCGGAGCGGTGGTCCTGCAGAGCACATAGTCGCCCTCCTTGACGTTCCTCGTGAAGTTCTTCCTCTGCATCTCACCGACCACGCCGTCCTTCGCCTCTTCCCAAGCCTCGATCTCCGGCACGATCTTCTGAGCTTCCGCGACCACCAGCTTGGGGCACCTGTAGCAGATCGAGAGCGGCAGGCGGCTCATCCCGATCTTGTCGACCAGGGTCTGGATCGCCTGGGGATTGGCACCCTTGAATCCGTAGATCGCCTGCCGCTCGTCGCCGACGGCGAACATCCTGCCGGCGTGAGCTCGCGAGACCAGCTCGATCTGTGCCGGCGTCAGGTCCTGGGTCTCGTCAATGAACACGTTGTCGAACTTCGGGATCGTGAAGTTGAAGCACAGCGGCACGTAGACCTGGTCGTCGAAGTCCATCACGTTCAGTACGGCGACGGACTGCCGCATGACCTCCCTCACGACGTCGTAGAAGCTCTCACCGGGCGGCTCCACGTCGTAGGTGTCGCAGACGGCGTCGAGGTCGCAGGTCTCCGCGTCAAGGTTGAGGTTCTTCAGGAGCGACACCGTCCTCACGACTGGAACCTTGTACTGGTCGTACTCACCATCGCTCTTGACGACCCTCCCCAGGATGTTCGCCGTCTTGTGCACGTCGAGCTTAACCCGCATCATGCTCAGGTGCTGGAGGCACGACCTCCACCCAAGGGCGTTGAGCGTGGCGAGGTAGGTCCCGAGCGGGACCCTGTGGTCCAGCTCCTCCACGATGTGCTTGTTGTAGGCGAAGAAGGCACTCCTGTGGTGCCGCGGAACGTGATCCAGGCTCTTGACGAGCACCGTCGTCTTGCTGGACCCCGCCACAGCACTGACGAACGCGGAGCCAGTGCCCCGCTCCACGAAGTCGAAGATCCCGATCTGGTACCTGCTCCACTTAATGTTCATGCTCATGTTCTCCAGATTGATTTCGCGACCTCTACTAACAACCACGCGAACCACCGAACGAAGCAGAGGGCGGCGATCAGGAGGAAGAGGACGATCACTTGATCTTCCCAGCCTTCCTCAGGTGGTGGTAGGCGGCCTCGATGCAGGCGTCTGACTGCCCGTCCGTCATGTAGATGACCTGACCCTTCCTGTCCCAGACCTTCAGGTACGTGAACGGTCCCGTGCCAATGGGCACCAGCTCCACGCGGAAGCCGGCCTCCTCGATGATGCTCTTGCGAGCCTTGGCCCTAAGCTCCATTGCTCTCCCTCCTCATCTGCCTCCAGCTCTCGCGGAGGTGGTCCATGACCCTGTGCCTGTTCGCGTGCTCCGAGTTCCACACCCTCGGGACGAGCAGTGCGGCCCCTCCGGCGATGCGGAAGGGCCTCACGTTGCTGTCGGCGTCGTCGATCAGTAGGTGGCCCCTGCTCGCGAAGAAGTCCTTTCGTTGCGTGGTCACGGACGCCGGTAGATTGGGGTAGTGCTCCCGCAACCAGCGGACCTTGCCCACGACGCAGGACGGCAGGTCCTTGTAGCCGGCGTCGCTCGGTGCATGCGTCAGGACCGTCACGTCCATGCTGATTCCGCAGGCGAACGCGAAGATCTCGTCGGCGTCCGGCATCTTGGGGAGTCTAGCCCACCAGTCCGGGCCATCCGCCCCGTGCCAGAAGTCCTTGCCGAGCGAGAAGGCCGTGGCTATGTTGTACTGCCCAGGAGGCCAGTTCCGCTCGTCAAATCCATGAATGACCCTCAGACCAGCGACGAGGTCGCAGAGGACCCCGTCCATGTCAAGGAATACTCGCATGGCACTTGTCCTCCCTGAGTGACTTCGCGAGCTCCCTGGCCTCGGCCACGTCAGCGGTCAGGGCCTGCATGGTCGACTGAAGTATCCTGAACCGCCTCTCAATCAACTCCAGCTTCTCCTCCAGTGCTCTCGCCACCTGCTGCTCTCGTTGGTTCATTCTGCTCCTCCAGCTTCTGGAACCTGGGAACCAGTATCCCGTTGGACATGATCCCCTCGTTCCACATGTTGATCGGGCGAGCCCAGAGGACCTCGCTGCCGACCAAACGGTAGATGATGAGGTCGTTCAGGGTCTCGCTGTGCTTGGCAACTCCAACGACCTCGTACACGCTGCCCTTGTAGTGCTTGTACAGTCCTTTCACTTGGTCTTTCCCTTGAGGAATAGGTTACGAAGAAACAGGTACTCTGGGTGCCCCCTCTTGGTCACGCACCCTGTCCTGCGGTACTCGTAGTACCTATACTGGCCATCTTCTCCCCTCACGTCAAAGATGGTCGTGTCGAAGAGCCTCACAAGCTTCCGAACGTCCCCATCAAGAGGTCCTCCAACGAGGGCGACGGTGTGCTTCTTCGTCGGCATTTTTCGTAGTCCTCTATCTTGATCGCGAGAGCCCTCATGGCCAGTGACTCCTCGCCGAGCCACGGACCGCAGGCCTTCAGGACCTCTGCGTCGAAGTCCTGGTCGCCGGTGCTCTCCATGCTGAACTTGCGGAGCTTGACCCAGGTCTCCCTGAGGAAGGCGTCTCGGTCGATAGCCCCGATCTGCTTCGGCGTGAGCTTCATTTCTTCACCTCGAAACCACAAGTCCCGTAAACGGAGAATTGTTCAAGTGTTACGACTTGTGCTAATTTCTTGTCTGCACAAACTGTGCAAATGAAATTCAACCCAAGTCAAACATGGGATACGACGTTGCTTTTGCAGAGCTCACACAGCAATGGCGGGGTCATTCTTCCACCTTTCTCACTGTGCAGAGTAAGTGGAGATTCTTTGGTTGACTTCACATGTCTCGGTATCATGTTCATGCTCTTGAAATCTAGAGAGACCTTGGTGGGAGCCGGACTCTCCGGCTTGCCAGCCGCCCGTTTCCTAAGCCCCTTTTTACAGTTAGGGGATTCGCACTGTTGGTCGGACCTTGCTGCCCGACCTCCCCTGGGTAAACACGCGGCGACCAGCACCGTGCGATCCCACCAGGGTCCCTCTAGTATCTGTTCCTCTGACCCCGCACCAGATCCTGCAACCACTTGTCTTGATCGCTGCCGGACCCCTGGAGGGCCGTCGCATACTTGTCCAGGACCTCGCACCTGTTCTGACTCTCCTCCTTCGGCAGATCGCGGAAGAAGTGGTCGCTGCACACGACTTCCCACGCGTGCCTCACCATCTCGAACCACTCCCGCTGGTACTTGCAGCTGATCCGGAGCCGGTGCTCGGCCACCCTGACGGTGGGCGGTCCACCCACGTTCTCGGAGCAGGCGAGTTGGTCGATGGCCGTCACGAACTCGCTGCCCACCTCCTCGCCGGAGAGCCAGCCGTAGATCGACAGCTGGTTGGCCCACTCCTTGCTGGACTGCTCCAGCATCATGGCCCCGTTGATCTGCATCCCGTTGTACAGCATAGGGAAGCAGTCTCGGTGCATCTCGTGCGTGTTGCGGCCGCGGAGCCTGAGGTAGCCACGCATCGGGCTCTTGTTGCCCCTGCTGCAGTACCCGTTGACCTTGAAGTCGAAGATCACGTGGGCACCGGACCTGGAGATGAAGAAGATGTCGAGCTTCCCCAGGAGTGGGACTCCTCCCACCGTCGCCTCCACGCTCTCCCGCTGACCGTCGACGATTCCGCCGATCTCGATCTCGAACCTCGGCTTCATCACGGCTCCCTGGAGCTCCGTGAGGAGGTCGACCAGGGCACCGCACGCTTGGTACTCGCCGAAGGCGTGTTTTCCCGCGACCATGGCGAAGTCGCGGTTCTGCTTCTCGACCTGAGCTTCGAAGATCGCCCTGAACTCGAACTTCGGGTCACTCCCCTTGCCAAACAGGGCCTCGTGCAGCCAGCTCTTGACGTAGGCGTCGAACGACGACCCGATGGCCATGGCTGCCGTTTGCGGAAATCTCTGCGGTCTCGTGTCTGCCATGTACGACAGGTAGTACTCCTCCCTGTCCTTGTAGAAGGTCGCCAGGGAGGAGGGGCTCATATACTTCGGTCGCCTCATTGCAGGTACTCCTGGTGTGCTTTCTTGACCATCTTGTGTGCCGTCAGCCTCGGGCAGTCGCAGAATATCACCCCTATCGAAACCACTCCTGGGTGTGCTCTCACGAGCACCTCGGCCTCTCTCCTGGTGTAGGCGAAGTCCACTTGCAGCCAGTGGACTATCGGGACCTCGCAGTCGAGTAAGTATTCGGCAGGCATGGTACCTCCGCTATCGTTATCATGGATGGCTTGTACCTCGACACCGTCAGCATGGCCCTGTGGTTCTTCCAGTTGACAGTGCCCAGGTACATCTCGCGACCCAAGATCAGCCTGTAGGGACTGTTCGGGTACGAGCCGTTGTGCTCGTGGTCCACGGTGGCGAACCTCAGCATCACTGAGACCACTTGTCTTTGAACCGCTTTCGGAATCTGTCGAAGATTTCCTGGGAGCGGAACCACCCCGCCGCCTCCTGGACCTTCCTGCCCAGCCTCTCGTCGATCTCCCTGAAGGTGTAACCCTCGAAGCGGAGCTCGACCACCGTCCTCTCCTCCTCGTCTCTTATGCATAGGTCCATGATCTCCTTGAACTCGGGGCTCAGGCCGGCTGGCTTGGCCACGCCGGTGAACCTCCCACTGGTCTTGGGATTCTTCTTATTCTTGGCAGTCTCGTTGACCCTCTCCGTGTCGAACTGAACGACCTTGTCCAGCTTGATCTTCTCGCCGTTCTTGATCTTGCGACGCATCGTCACCACGGGCATCTGGATGAAGTGCGTCCTGAGCATGAAGAGTTTGAGGGCGAACCGGACCCTGGTGCAGATGTACGGTGTGATGTTGTCGTCCCACATCTGGAACTTTCCGGTGCGGACGCGGTCGACGGCTTCCGAGACCGCGAGTGCGGCCTCCCCCTCCAGGTCGAGGCGGTAGTGTGGGTGCTGCCTCGCAACCGAAGCCACGATGAACATTGAGATGCGGAGGTGGCTCTCGATGATCTTCCTGCTCGTGTCCTTGCCGGTCTTGAGCTCGGCGACGAGTTGCTCGACGTTTGGGGCGACCTCTGGCAATACGACTTCCATCTTCAGCTCCCTTGTGCTGGTTGCCCCTGTTGGGGCTCCGGTGTTTAGACTTCTACTCCTGCGATAGCCTCTAAGTTCCGATGACACTCTTTGTCATCTGCCTTCGCCGCCTCGCTCGTGGCCCTTGCGAGGGCTACCGTTCCGTCGGTGTGGCAGATCGTGAAATCGTCTTGCGTCTGCTCGACGTTGAGGACAGTTTGTTATTGTCCTCCAGACGCGGACGCGGTAGCGGTGGTTGCTGAGGGCGGTCATGCTTTCGTAGATGCGGCTCATATCTGGTAGTCTCCGTTGGGCTGATGCAGGCGCTCGTAGTCATCGTAGTAGTAGATGGGCCGCAGGTCATTCCGCAGCCAGTCGGCGTGGATCCTGGCCTGGGTCAGTGGTCGGCCCTCGAAGTACAACTCCCAGGGGTGGCGGTTCTGCTCGCGGGCTCGGCAGAGGCTGCAGCGGCACATTCCGTCGGGCAGGACCAGGTCGAAGCTGTCTCCTGGTCTTACGATCAGAGTCTTGTGCGTCATGGTCTCGTCTCCCTGTTTTGCGAAATCAAATCCAGCCGCGTTTGGGTCGTCGATAGAGTCCCCTAGTCATTATCGGAAAATGCCTCCCGTATGTCAATGGCATTTTCCAAAATACTTTACGGCTTGAATTGATCGTGCAATTTCTACGAGCCGGAAGAAGTGCTCCGGCTCGAAGTAGTTGATCGCGTACCTGTGGCCCATCGGGTCCAGGCACATGTGCCTGTCCCAGGCGACGGCGTGGTCCTTGCCCTCCATCGTCTTGCCGACCAAGATGCCGTCGTAGGTCATCACGACCTCTTCGAACCTCGCACTGTAGTCGAGCTTGTGCGGCGGCATGTCCATTTGCACGTAGGACGTAGGATGCTTGTCGTACCTCACGAGCGACATTCCGCAGGCCTCGGCGGCCAGGAGGATCTCTTGGTCGTGGAAGCCCTGCCTGCAGGCCGGGTCCTCCAGCTCCGGCCATATGACGGCGGAGCCGTCGTGGCCTATGGCCAGGATCACGTCGTCGACCTTGACGCCGAGGCAGATCGCCAGAGCGGTCGGGAAGCACGACCACTTGTTAGGTTGCACTTGGAGCTTCAAGCATGTCCTCCCTTATGTCTAGGTGCTGGTTGCAGACTTCCCTAAGCTCCTTCTGTGCGCCGTGTGCGAATGCCACGCACCATATCCTCTGCTCTCGCACGTAGCTCGCGAGCTCGCTCATGGAGCCGTCGCTCGTACCCAGGACCACGACGTCGAGTTTCTGGAGTAGGCGGACCACGTCCAGCGTCATGCCGACGTTCCACGACGACCTCTTCACGTCGTTCGTGTGCAACCTCTTGAACCGGACGTCATAACCCTTGCTCCTGAGAGCCATCTTGAAGCCAGCGGCCTCACCGTTCACCTCCAGACCGTAGGCCACGGCCCTGTACAACTTGCCGTACTGCTTACAGACCTCCAGGTACCGACCGTAGTCGAGCTTTCTTCCGGGAAACTTCTTGAACAGATTCACGTACAAGTTCGACACGTCCACGAACACTCCTACGTTCATGTTGCGGCCTCGCAGGATGAGGAATCGCAGTACTTCTCGTCCACTCCGTCGCTTCCGGAGAGCTTGTGCCAGGGAATCGGCCTCAGGGCAGATAGGCGTCGCTCGTACTCTTCCTTGCTCAGTCCCTCTTCAGGCATCTGGTTGTAGACTCCTTTGGCTGAGTGTGGCAAAAACGAGGCCGACTTCACGAGCGGTGCGATACACGAGAGCACGGCCTCGATGTCGTCCTCCTCATGATCCTTGTTGTAGACGTATACGTTGTACTTGCCACTTGTTGCAGCGACGACCTTCCTCTCTGCAAAGATTCCCATCACCTCCTTGGAGGAAACGTAGTCCTCGAACTCGACTTCATCAAGGAGCTCCTCTAGGTCGTGGACGCTGGCCTCGGAAGCAACGAGCTCCCACTTCGGTTTGAAGTAGAGCGTGTTCGACACACTGTTGTCAGCCCACTCCCTTTGCATCCACACCAAGTTCATCGCCTGCTCCCACAAGCTCACTTTGTCGGCAGGTTTGGCGGGGAGCTGGATGATGGGGTACTCGTAGATCCTCGTGTTCTGAGACACGAGGTCCATCTCCCAGGGAAGACCTGACTCCGCCATGAGGAACCGATCGACCGGAGACCCAACGCCTATCCGAATCCTGCGGAGCGTCTCTACATAGGTCGGATGACCGATGCCAGGGGTCCTACCGGCGAGCTTCGGCGTGGTTCCTCCTGGCTTGATCGTCGTGACCTTGATCGCCGGAGGGACGCCGGCCTCCTGGTTGAGCTTCTTGTTGGTCTCGCGGACGATTTTGTAACCCTCCCTCAGCCACCTCGTGACCTTGTGCACACCGTGTACGTGCTTCCATCCAGAGACGTCAATGATGGAGCAGCCGATCCTCCTGTTCCTGGCGATCACAGCGTTCGTGCTCTGCTGGTGCGTCGGGAGCAGGGACACAGTGCTCATGTACATCGTGGCCTGCTCGCACGAGCGGTACCAATTCTCCGGACCGCTGCACATGGTTGGGAGCGTCTCGGCCACGTTGCAGAGCTCCTTGTTCTCCAGCGTGATCTCGCCGCACGGGTTGAGGCCCGTCGCCCTGTCGTTCGACTTGTTCTTCTTCTTCCCGATTCTGCCGTACGGAAAGTTCCTCAGGTTCGCGATCCCAGGCTCCCCGCGAATAGGCACCCTGTAGGCGACCTCCCCGAGTCTGTCGAAGTCCTCGTCGTCCACGAGCTTCGCAGAGTTATTGCTCATCCAGCCATGTGCCGCACGGTCGGGAAACTTCTCATAGTCCTTGAGGTCCAGGAACGTCCGGTCCTTGATCGGAGCCATCAGGAGTTCGGCACTCCTCCTCACATTTCCGGCCACCACGCAGCACCCCACGCAGTTGGCTATGTCGGCCTTCAGGTGGACGCTGTCGTAGTACTTTCGCTCCTTGAACCGCTCGCAGAAGCTGCGTACTTGCTCGTGCAGCTCCATGAGCGGACCAGGACCGCTCGACACGCCGCCGAATCCCCTGATCGGGAGACCGGCCGGCCTGACTTCGTCGTACACGAGCTTCACGCGACGCTGGTTGGGCCTGACGTACGAGTTGATCAAGCGAGCGGTGGCCTCGACCCAGCCCTCCCTGCTGTCCGGTATGACGTACACGCATTGGCCGGTTGGGTGGTGGAGCTCCATCGAGTCGTTTCTGATTGGGTAGAACCCTATCCCCACCCCGAGCATCAGGGAGTCCATGAGCCACCCAACGTCCGACGCCACGTCGTCGCCGATCTCCGTGTAGCCGCAGTTGTAGAGGCTCATGGAACCACGCTCGTATATGAACGGCGTCCCCATCGCCCAGAGCCCGCGTCCAGGAGGGAGCCACTCCATCTTGTACATGGCAACGGCCATGCTCTTGGCGACCTCCGTCCACCGATCCTCGCTCCAGTGAACGTTCGTCCTCCTGTACCAGTCCTTCCTGATGGACATGGCCCCGTTGATCACGCGGACGACGCAGTCTGCCCAATTCTCCTGGTGGCTGTCCTTGCCGGCCGGCAGGTGGTCCTGCCAATACTGCTCGGCGAGGTCATCCTTGGACCAGAACCTGGAGTACCGAGTGTAGAACACGAGCTCGCCGAAGCCGTTGTACCCAAACGGTGGCGTCATGTCGTTGAGCAGGTGTCTGAACCCTGCGGGGAGCCGGAAGCGCTCTTTGACGAACATCTGATCTCCTACAGTAGGGACAGGAGCTTGTCGCAGGCTCGCGAGAGCTTACGCTCCGCGTCCTGCATGTTGACGACCAGCGTGTTCCACTGATCCCTGTTCTCCGGCAGGAGCCTGCCGCCGCTGGCGTTGGCCTCGATCTCAGCAGCTTCCTCAACCTCTCGGACCAGGGCCTGGAACTTGAGGACCTTGTCCTCGGACTCTCCGATAAATTCCTTCCTCGCCATGTTAGTGAAACCTAAATCCTGACAAGTAGTGATGCCAGTTAGCCGGCCCGAATAGCTTGTCGATCTCGGAATCGTCGTCTGAGGTCAGGACCCACACGCCGACTCCGTGGGCCGTCATCGTCTTGAACTCCTTGAGCTGGGCGGCGGTAAAATGGAAGCCCTCCCTGTTCTTTACCTCTATCCACCGCGTGCCGTACCTCGGGTGCATGGCGTACAGGTCCGGAAAACCGGACTGGTACATGTTGCCGTGAGTCTCCATTACGTGCCAGCCGAGCAGGAACAGCTTACGCTTTATCGCGTCCTGTATCTTTCTTTCTGGCCTGTTCCCCTTGGCTTTGAATGGCTCCACGGTAGTACCTCGCCAGTGCAAGTAGTGAGATCGCGTGGACCAGGCACCTGTCGTACTCAGGATTCTGCTGTCCCTTGTGGAAGGTCTGGGCCTCAGTCACGAGCTCGATGGCCCTCCTGGTGTAGTACTCGGTGTCAGGGTTGTCTAGCAGGGCCCTCCAGAGTGGGTTGGTCGGCTCTCCCCGAAGGTTCGACTGGCTGAGGACCTTTTGGAGTTCTCTTCGGTTTGGTCTTTTCATAGAGTGACCTCGCGGCCTTCCTGAAGGCCGTCACGGCCTTCGCCAAGTTGTCCTGCTCCCACAAGCCGGTGACCTCCATGAGCCTGTACTGCTCCCAGACCTCCGGCGACACAGCTCTCCTCGCCCTCAGGAGCTCCTGGTACTCTCCCCCGTAGATGGCTGCAACATCGACCCTGAGGGCACCGGCGTGCCCAAAGAGCCTGTCGTAGCTCTCCATGTGCAGGTTACAGGCGAGGGCCTCGTCACGCATCTGCTGGACCATCTCGATCGCCGTCATTCTTCCTCCTCTTGCTGATCTCTGACAGTAGTAACTGCTTTGTGAGATATCCATACTTCGGGACGCCGAGGTCCCTCGCCATCCTCCTGAGCTTGGTGACCGGCAGACTCTCGAAGCTGTCCTGGAGCTGAGAGTCGATCCACCGGATCAACCTGTCCCTGTCGACCGAGAAGAGTATACGCTCTAGAATCTGGAGTTCCTTTTCCGAGGCTGAGAAAAAAGCATCCTCAAACCTGCTCGTCTCGAGCAGGTTCTCTATCTTCCTCGCTTCCAGTAGCAGGATGTGGAACTCACGTCGAAGGTGGCTCACTTGTCGGCCCACGTGACCATTTCGCTGCTCCAGTCGATCTCCAGCAGCGGCACCGTCGGCCTGAAGCTTGCTACCGTCTCCTTCACTGTGTTCTCGATCGTTTTTATCAGGTCCGGCCGAGTCGGACACATGATCTCGTCGTGTATGTTCATCGGCTGTACTGACCAAGGGTGTACTCCAGGTGGTTGGAGGTCCCAGATTCTACGCTGGCATCGCTTGGTGATCTGGGCACCGGTTGACTGAATCACGTGATTGGCAGCGGCCCTCATGTTAGACTGCTGCATCGCGAAGGCGGCGGCGTATAGTGCCGACTGAACGGCCCCCGAAGCAGTCTGCTCGCGATCTCGCCTAACGACCTTGATCTTAATAGCCTGCCACTCCCGCGGTGGCTTATTGGCGAGATCGAAGAGAGCTTTGCAAATCATGTTCTCTAAGGTAAAGTACCTCGGGAATCCGAGCATGCTCTCGATCTTCTCGGCAGGTTCGTGCCACTCTACGCGAGTGCCGATGCCTCCGGGCTGCCTCATCGAGCAGAACTTTTCGTAGACCAGCATCCGTGCCCGCCTGACGCCAGGGAACCTGGCCTCGAACCTCCTCGAAGCCTCCTCTGCGACCTCCATCGGTACGCCGAGCTTCGTGTGGAGCGTGTAAGCTTCCCCACCGTATATTTTCGCAAACACGCCCGACTTAGAGAGTGTATACAAGTCCCTGGAGGTCCCCTTGGACCTCATGATGTCCTCATAGGTGTTGCCAGGAAACAAGTCAACTCCAAAAATTCCGTGAATTGACTTTCCGCTAAGCAGCTCCTTTCTCAGCTCCTGATCGTTGTAATTCGCGTCCGCGAGAACTACCTCGAATGATATGAAGTCTCCGCCAACAAGCTGATATCCATCGTCGGAGAGCGGGAAACTGCTCCTGACGACCTTGGTTTTCTTTATCCCCTGTGCGTTCAGCTTGTCGGAGCCGGCCATCCGGCTGCTGAGCGTCCCGATCACTACGAACGACGCGTGGAACCTACCGGCGGTGAGGAGCTTGTCGTAGAGCTCCACCTCCTTGCTCGCCTTCCTGGCCTCCAGGACCTCCTCGGCCCTCAGTGCTGCTGGGTGCCTCGTCGCACCGGTGCCTCGACACGTTGGACACTTAAGCTTCCACTCACATGAGCCGTCGCTCGTGAGGAGCATCTCCTCACCGCTCACGTATGCTATCGGTTTGTTGAACTCTACGTTGTGGGCGTCCGTCGCACGACCTCTGTCCAGCTCGCCTGAGCCACCACACCGTTCGCAATCACTCTCGATCCTGCTGATCTCCTCGAGCACGACCTTGGCGGTACTGTTCTCCATGCCGAGCTTGAGCGTCTCGTCCATGACAGCCTGGATATACTCCCTCGCCTTCTTCGGAGCCGTCGGCGTCCTCGCCCGCTTCCTGATCGCAGTCTCCCTAAGCGACCTGATCTTGTCCTCGTTTATCCTGTACCCACGCCATCTGTTCGCACCGACCTCACAGGCCAACACGCTGTCATCGTCGCCTGGCTCTGGAGAGCCGAAGTGTCTGTACAGGTCCCTGGTGTACACGACGTCCTTGGTCGCGTACTCCCTGGCCATGTCGTTGTACGTCCAGTGCGAGACGTGGACCTTGATGACCTCTGGCCAGGGACCCCTCCTCTGCTTGGCCAACACCCGCATGTCGTGAGCGATCCTAGCTCTCCGGAGCTCGGCGATGGCGGCCTTGGCAAACGGTGCGTAGCCGAGTTCGAATGGCCAGAACCTCCGCTCTACCTCGACGTCCGAGAACAGGAGCACCACGTCCTGCGGGAGGTTGAGTGCGTCTACAGCGAGGGCTTTGAGAGCGGAGGAGGCCCTGAACTTGAGCACTATGTTCTTGAAGTCGGTGCAGTCCTCGATGTCCTGCACCTGCCACTTTGGGAGGTTCTTCTGCTTCCGGCGAGCGAAGTAGATGTCCTTAAGCTGCACCCTCCTCTCGAGCTCCGCCGCGAGCTTGTAGGCGAGCGGGGTCGGGATACGCTTGATCCTGATGTCGGACCTGTCCATCGTGGACTGGTACGGCCCCTTCCTCGCGTGCAGCATGATGTCGCAGGCCGACCTCGGCTTCAGGCAGGGGCCGAACCTCGCCAGCGGCTCTGCCTCCACGTACTCCTCAACCTGGTCCTCGGCGGGGAGGTTGGGGTCCAGGTGCAGGAAGGTCGTGTAGAGCTGACAGACGTGAAACCAGTCGAAGGCTAGGTTGAAACCAACGACCTCGCTCTCGACGAGTTTCTCCAGAAGCACGAGCACGTCCTGGACGTCCTCTTTCCATACGGAGCAGAGGCGTACAGGACCGTCGTCCTCAGCATACTGTAAGAGAACTATCGGTCCATGCAGACCGCAGGTCTCTGTGTCGAAGAAGATCATCCTCTCTCCGAGGGTAGCCTTAAGAAGGCTGCGAGGAGCTACCTCGCGAGCACCAGAGCCGCCGGCTGCGGCTTCCGATTGAGCGTCCTATAGCAAATCTGGCAGCGTAGGTAATACCCACGCTTGCCCTTCTGGGCGACCATGATTCCACTACGACAAAATGGACAACGCGTCTTGTGGAATTTCATACTGGATACCTCTCTCCTCCGCTTCCGACTCAATGTCCCTGTAGAGATCGAGGTCGTTGATCTCTCCGGCACACCACGCCATCGCCCGAGTGTAGAGGCCGTTCCCGATGGTGTTCTGCATGTGCTCCATCATCTCGAAGATCTCGGCTGGATTCCGCTTCTTCTTCTGAAGCACGTTCTTCTTCGGTCGCACGAGCTTGATCGTGTCACCCCTGATCTTACTGTCCTTGATCTTGCGGACGGCTTCGTACTGCATGGCCGTGGTCTTCATCGACCCAATAGCACGTATCTGCTCCTGGGAGAGGAGTCCGGTCTCCACGACGCTCTGAATCTCATCGGGGAGCTTCAGGGCGATCTTCCTCACCTGTATCCACCCTCGGCTCATCCCAAGCTCCGCGATGAGGGCATCCTCGTTGTACCCGCGACGCATGAGCCTGTCGACCGCCCTCGCCTCCTGCATGATGTTGAGGCTCTTACGCTTCAGGTTCTCCGTCAGGTTGAGGATGAGGGCGTCGTCGTCCGAGAGCTCGTGCATCACGATCGCGGGAATCGTGGGCAGCTTAATGAAGTACTTGTAGGCGGCGTACCGCCTGTGTCCGGCGACGATCCTGTACTTGGCTGGCGGGTGCTTGTCGTATGGCTGGAGGCAGATCGGCTGGATCAGACCACCGACCTTCTCGATGCTCCTCGCCAAGTCCAGTACGTCGGTCGATGGAATTATCCCGCGGCAGTTAAAGTCGTCGTCGGAGAATATGTCCTCCATCGGAACGGCCTGGACCTGCTTCTGCTCAATGGTCACCGGCATAGAATGCTCCCGTAAGTTCGCCCATGGTCATGTCCTGGAGCTTACGCTTCAGCTTCACGTTGTCGAGGATGAGCTGGTCCGTGTCCAGGTGAATGAGGTCTATGATCGTGGCACCTCTGTTCTTGTCCATCCCGATCCTGTGGATGCGATCCTCGCTCTGGATGCGTGACTCCCCGTTGAAGTCGTTGCTGTAGTAGCAGATGGTCGGGGAGGCCGTGAGCGTGAGGCCCATACCAGCCGAGCTCGGCTGACCTACGAACACGAGCCTCGGGTGATCCTCGTGACCTCCCTGGAAGGTCCTGAGCATGTCGCTCGCACGAGCGAGACCGGGCACGCTGCTGTGCCACCCCCTGCCGTCGACCCTGACGACTTCCCACTGCTGTCGTCTGGCTATGCTGCAGCACCGGTCCACGCTGCCGGTGAAGCCAGCGTACACAACGAGCCTCCCGTGCTCCTCGTGGTCCTCCAGAATGCTCTTGAGAGCGTCCTCCTTGGGGCAGGGGACTTCCTCCACGCCCCTCGCGACCTTAGCCTGCTGTCCAGTGCCGGAGCACCAGTAGCAGTCGATCTTCCTCTTGCCCACTCGGAAGGGTTCGCTGCCGATGGGAATCCCATTCTCATCGTACGTGAACCTGAGGCCAGCGACGAGCTCCTCCTGCGTTGGGTACTCGTCCGGCCTGTCCTCGAAGAAGCATTCGTCTACGACGCCGGCCCCCTTGCAGTTGCTGCAAGTCTCGACCCCGACCTCCTCGTCTCTATACTGGAAACCGTCCGACAGCTCCCTGAGCAGGGTGAGGGCCGTGATCGCTCGCGGCGACCTGGCCACGATCAGCTTCGCCGCACTGAGCGTGGAGGGACTCGGCTTCAGGCGGATTATCTTGTACCGCTTCTCCGGCAGGTCCAGGCAGTCCTTCTTGAGCTTCACCATGACGAGCCCGCTCATCCGCTTGTACAGGTTGGCGACCTCATTCTTTCCCTGAACCCACATGTGGAAGCCAGGCACGCTGATGTCGTGCCTTGGGTCGTCTCGCATCAGCCCGCACTGCCCGCAGCGGTCCTCGCTGTCCTTCCAGGCCACGAGCCTCGGATACGTGCCACCGGTCACCGAGTCCACATTCTCCACGTGGGCGAGCCGCCGCTTGAACTTGAAGAGGTCGCCCTCCCTCAGGAACCCCGGGCAAGCGATCTCGCAGATGTTCCACCAGTCGGCCGGGCTCTTGGGAGCTGGCGTACCCGACATCAGTAGAACGAAGGCATCCCTCCCGTACTCCCTACGCATGGCGTCCGTCAGGTGCCTGACGGCCTGCGACCGCTTCGCCGTCGGGTTCTTCGCTCGCGAAATCTCGTCGCCCACGAATCCCCTCGGTGGCTTCTTACCAGTCGGCCACTCTTCGAGCAGCTTCCGCAAGCTCTCATAAGTGTGGAACTCTGGCCACACCTTCGCACGCCACGTTAAGAACTCGAGCCTGACAGCCTCCAGTGCCGATCTCGGTCCCACCCAGAGCCAGTCCTCCGTACCGAGGGTCGCAGCGACCCACTCCATCACCTCGATCGCGGCGAGCGTCTTGCCGGTTCCCATCTCTCCGCCCACCACGCACTGCCTTCGGGTCACCATGTGCGACTTCATGTCGAACTGGTGGTCGTAGAGTGGCCGCTCGCTGGTCACCTGAATCAAGGCAGTCTCGTACGGGGCGTACGGGTTCTCTCCGGCCAAGTACGAGAGCTGGAACTTGTTTCGCTCCGAGTCGAGGATGCTCCAGACCTTCTTTGGTACGGGGTCGAACCCATGCCACTTCGCACCCTCCATGTTCCTGATCTCGTCGAGCAGGGTGACGTTGTACCTGAAGGCTACGAATATCCTGTTGCCGTCCCTGCTAAGCTCAACCGGAATTTTGTACTTTCCCGCCCTCAGTTTCAATGTAGCCATTTTATTATGCTCATGTTAGTAAAAGCCGGCGGCGGCTCCACCGCCGCCGACCAACACCAGAGAGACCTACTCACTTGGGCAGGAGCGTCACCGTCAAGTCGCCCGCGTCCCGCCTCCTGTACTCGGACCACAGCTCCCCGAGCCCCAGCTTCTCGAAGATCTCGTGGCACCTGTTCATGAACTCTCGGAGCCCCTGGCTCTCGTCTCCTGTCGAACAGTTAATAACGGAGGACCTCCACTGCTGGAGGTCCCCCGTCACGACGGTCAGGTAGTACTCGTCACGCCGCGTTCCGCTGCTCTTGCAAGCCAATCCAGTCTCCTGACCGACCTCAAGGGCCAGCTCCCTGCTCCCGACCAGGAGCACGGAGACGCAGTAATGTTGCAAAAGGTTCCCAGCCGCCCTTATTGCACTCTTTGTTGAGAGGCCTGGGTGCCAGATCTCCGACAGTGCGGAGATGTAGCTCGCGGCGTCCCACGAGTTGCAGTTCTCGTTGTCGAGCTGGTTTGCAACGCTGCGTCCGAGAGCATCCCTTGAGACGGACAGGAAGCCGTCCCAATTCACCGAGGTTGCAGAGAGCAACGTGACGTGCACCATCAGCGGTCTCGCTCGGGTTCCTCGGCGAGCTCCTGCTCGCTGTCCTTGGGATTCACGAAGGCCGTCGCCTGGCTCCGCATCTCCTCCGGATCTGGCATCGCCAGGGTCTCGCTGCAGGTCGTAACGAGCGGTGCGTAGTACGTCCCGTACTTCTTCGTCGGGATCGCCTGCACCTTCAGCGAGGCCGGGCGACCGATGAGGGCCACGAGGTTCGGGGCCTCGCCCTGTGCCGTCTCGCTGTTCATGAAGAATGTGGCGAAGCACTTCGCCGACGGGATCCAGATCAGAAACTCCGGACCGGCCATGCAGCCGTTGCCGAAGGACTTGGAACCCTCCTGAATCTTCTTGAACTCGGGAGTGTTCGGGTTGTAGTAGTTGACGCTGTTGTTGATGTCGGCGGCCTTCGGACGCCACGCGAGGGCCATCACGTCAACCTGCTGCGTCATGTCGTCGATCAAGTTCCTGCTCTTCACGAGCCCATAGCGATTGACCTGGAACTTGCCCTCCTTGCACGCCGTGCTGCTCGCGATGAACAGCTGCAGCCGAGGGAGCCACCCACGTCCGGACGCCACGAGGGAGAGGTTCTCCTTCGTCGCGAATTGGGAGGTCGGGAGGGACGCCAGGACGTTCGCAACTTCACTTGCCATGCTGATGTTCTCCGTTTGATGTTCGTGGAACCATCGGCACGGCCCTCACCGTGAGGGCCGTGCCCCAGTCAGTCTCGGCTCTACATTCACTCACCTCCCGTCGGGCCGTGCCCAGCTCGTGAAATCAAGCTGCCTCGACGCCGTGCCTACTTCGGCGCAGCCCCGACCGAGTGCATGAGGTCGCCCTCGGCCGCTGCCTTCTGGACTCGCTCGGCCGCGTCCTTGGCCTTCTTCTCCTCCCGCTCCTTCTTCCGAGCGGCCTTCTGCTCCTCCTCCTCCTTCTTGCGGGCCTCATACTTGGACTTGCCGGCCGCGATGCTCCGGTGGTCCATGTGCCCGACGAACTTGATCGCGAGAGCGAAGCCCTCCTCGGGGGTCTTCGCACCAGACTCCTTGCAGAGCACCGGACCCATCTGTGGGTGCTCCATCTCCTCCTTGAGGACCGCGAGCTTCTGCAGGTGGTACACCGGCACAAAGCCCTCGGGTGCCGCATCGCGACCCTTGCGGGCGGCGTCGCGGAGCTCCTTCGCACGGGCACCGACGGTGGGGAGGAACTCGCCTGGCTGCTGCGTCATCGCACGGTCCAGGAAGTTCATCTGCTCCTCGACCGGCAGCTTCGCCAGAGCGTAGGCGTTGGTGAGGTTGATCTTGTTCTCATCGACCAGCTCCTGGATCTTCGGCTGGAGCTTGATGAGGTTGAGCCTCTCGTTGAGCCAGGCCGGGCTCTTGGCGAGCTGGCCAGCGAGTTCGGCGAGCGTCAGGAGTGGGTCGCCGGCGAGGATGCGGAGAAGCTGCTTCGTGTACTCAACTGGCCGCGTCTCGATCTTGTGGACGTTGGCGATGATCTGAGCCCTCAAGATCTCGGCGTCTGCCATGTCGCGGACGTACGCCGGCATCTCCAGCAGTCCGGCGTCCTTCGCTCCCGAGAAGCGGTGGAGGCCGTCGATCAATCGGTACTTGTTCTCGCCGGCCGGTCGGACGGAGATGGGGTTGATGATCCCCTCCGTACGGATCGAGTCCACGAACGCGATGTACTTCTCCGTCTGCTTGTTCACGCTCCTGAGAGCGACCTTGTTCTCCTCGATCTGGTCGAGGGGAATCATCTTCAGGACTCCGTTGGTCTCGGACATCTTCCCTCCAGTATCAGTAAGACTCAATGGTACAGTGAATCACAGGACAACCGCAACGTGGTGCCTGATCAGCTCTCGCGAGCAACGTACTCTCCTTTCTTATCGGTCGCGAAATCAAGGATTGCGAAATCAAATCCGTTCACGTTTGCAGTCTCCTCACTCAATCCTACTTTCCATTCTGGGAAAGTTACGGTCAATTTTTTCTTACTGACCTACCAATTTTTTCCTTTCTCCTATACGTTTCCCTGCCCCTTATCCTTCTATTGAGCAAGTTGAACCAGAGTAGTATGGAAAAGACGGAAGTGTATGGTACGATTAGACTTGCGAAAATTGCCGTAACATTCAGTAAATGGAAAGTATGATAAGGATCGGAGTATCGCTTGTGGCTCGATTTGATCGTGAAATCTTTATTCAGCTCGCGGGAGCAACGTCCTATGGTTTTCAAGAGCGAGGCCGTCAAGAACTTTCTATCTGCGAGGACCCACGCGGACCTGGCTAGCTCTTACGATCTATGTATGGAGGTCCAGGTCAACGTCTCCAGAGACGGGGGACAGCGAGTTGACAACGAGTTCAAGGGTCGTCAGTGGAACGCCTGGACGGACGGGTTCCAAACTTGGTACCCGTTCCGGATACCGCGGAACGCCAACTCGGAGCCGGAGAACAACGATTCTGAGATCAAGTTCGACCTGGACCAGCACGCCGAGGGGATCGGCATGACCGGCTGGGACTGGCTTCGCAGGAGCAGCAAGTGGGTCGCCTTCGACTTCGACGGGATGACGGGCCACAGCACCAAGCACGAGCGAAAGCTCACCGAGGCAGAGCTCCAGGACGTTCAGAAGGCGGTCGCCGACATCCCGTGGGTCACGCTCCGGAGGTCAACTTCCGGCAAGGGACTGCACGTGTACGTTTACCTCGATCCAGTCGAGACGAGGAACCACACGGAGCATGCAGCCCTCGCTCGTGCGATCCTAGGCACCATGTGTGCAGTGACCGGCTTCGACTTCGGGGGCAAGGTCGACATCTGCGGCGGTAACATGTGGGTGTGGCACAGGAAGATGGTCGGCACGAACGGTCTGGAGCTCCTGAAATCAGGAACTGTGCTCACTGAGATCCCAGCCAACTGGAGAGACCACACCAAGGTCGTGTCCGGACGCAGGAAGAAGAACCTCCCAGCCTTCATCGACGAGACCAAGATGACGGAGGCCGAGAAGCTCTTCATGGAGCTGACCAGCCAGCGTCCGGCCACGCCCCTCGATGAAGGACACAAGAGGCTGATTGCGTGGCTCACTGAAAATAACTGCCAGTGGTGGTGGGACCAGGACCACCACATGCTCGTGACGCACACATTCCACCTGAAGGAGGCCCATGACGCCCTCTCGCTCAGGGGCATCTTCAAGACCCTGGCGACTGGAACTGAGGCCGGCGTGGACCACAACTGCTTCGCGTTTCCGCTCAGGGGCGGAGCGTGGACCGTACGCAGGTATACGCCTGGCGTGGCCGAGGACTCATCGTGGGACCAGGACGGCTCCGGCTGGACGCGGTGCTACTACAACAGGGAGCCGGACCTGACCTCCGCTTCCAGAAGCAACGATGGCATCGAGCTGACGACCGGAGGCTTCTCCTTCAGGCACGCGGAGCTCGCCGTCAAGACGACCGAGGCCTTGGGAGTCACCGTAAAATTACCGACCTGGGCGATGGGTCAAAGCGCCACACTGAAGCAGCATAAGGACGGTCGCCTAATCATGGAGGTCGAGGCAGACAAACGTGGCTTCTCGGACGGCATGGAGGGCTGGCTGCCGGACAAGGGGAAGTGGAAGCGGATACTCAACGCCCGCGTCACCGCTCCGGCGGAGGCCGAGGCGACCAACTACGACGACCTCATACGTCACCTGGTCACGGAGACCGGCGGAGACTACGGGTGGGTGCTTAAGTCCGAACAGGACTGGCGAATCGAGCCGCTGGAGCACGTGAAGATTGCTCTCAGGAGCATGGGGCACAAGCCGAGGGAGGTCGACGCGATCCTCGGTACGTCAGTATTCAGGTGCTGGACAGTGGTCAACAAGCCATTTCAGCCAGAGTATGGACTGGATCGCAGGTGGAACAGGGGAGCGGCACAGCTCCGGTTCTTCCCGACGGAGAACAGAGACAATCTGAAGTACCCAACCTGGCTGTCCATCCTGGAGCACTGCGGTATGGGCCTGGACGAGGCTGTCCTCAATCACGAGTGGTGCAAAGCCAACGGCATCCTCAAGGGGGCAGATTACCTGAAGGTCTGGATCGCCTCCCTGCTCAAGGAGCCACTGGAGCCACTGCCCTATCTATTTTTCTATGGGCCGCAGGGCACCGGCAAGTCCATCTTCCACGAGTCTCTGGAGCTCCTCCTGACGCACGGGTGCGTGAGGGCGGACAACGCACTGATTTCACAATCAGGATTCAACGGGGAGCTGGAGCACGCCGTACTCTGCGTCATCGAGGAGACGGACCTGAGGAAGAACAAGACGGCCTACAACAGGATCAAGGATTGGGTCACGTCCCCGCTCCTGCCGATCCACAGGAAGCAGAGGACGCCGTATACCGTCCGTAATTGCACTCACTGGATCCAGTGTGCCAACGACTACTTATACTGTCCGGTGTTCAGCGGAGACACCAGGATTACCATGCTGTACGTCGCCCCGCTCTCGAAGGCCGTTCCCAAGAAGCAGTTGTTTCCAATCCTGGAGAAGGAGGCACCAGATTTCCTCGCCGAGTTACTGAACCTCGAGCTTCCGCCGACCACAGACAGGCTCAACATTCCTATAGTCGTGACGAGCGAGAAGCTGCACGCCGAGAAGAGCAACCAGACGCTCCTCGAATTATTCCTGGAGGAGCGGTGCCACTGCGTGACGGGGCACGTTATTAGGTTCGCAGAGTTTTATGAAGCGTTCAGGGAGTGGGTCGACCCTTCAGAGGCTGCCTACTGGACCAAGGTCCGCGTCGGCAGGGAGCTGCCACCTCAGTACGTCAGGGGCAGGCTCCCACAAACCGGCAGTCACTTCATCGCCAACATATCGTGGGCGGCGTTCCGCCCGGGCGACGAAGTACTCCCCAAGATCACGGTCAAGGGAGAGTTCCTGCACGGAGTCGACTACGAGAGGTTCAGGGACTACGTTTTAGGAAAGGATGGAAACTCTTGCTTACCTTAGCTTTTGGCCACCGGAGAAGGATGGGAAAGGACACCTGTGCCAAGTTTGCCGAGACGGAGCTCAGGATCGTGGAGCGGAACGTGAAGGTCCTGAGGCAAGGTTTCGCGAGCAAGCTCTACGACGTCTGCACGCAGCTCTACGGCTGGGCGGGGTTCAAGACCTACAACCACTACGACCAGTTTCCGGAGGAGAAGGAGGTCAAGCTCAAGGCCATAGGGAAGTCGCCGAGGGATGTACTGATCGAGGTCGGCAACAAAATCAGGGAGGTCCACTCCGAGACGTGGATCAACCTCCTGCTCTCGCGAGCGAGGGACCTCGACGTCCTGCTCATCGGTGACCTCAGGTACCCCGACGAGATCACGAGCGTCAGGATGATCGGAGGGCTCTGCGTCAAGGTCGACCGCCCCAACGTGGAGCGGTTCAACGACGTCGCTGACCACAACCTTGACCAATACACCGAGTGGGACTTCATCATCCGAAACGACGGCAACCTCCAGGACTTGTACATCAAGGTCCAGAGGCTCCTTCAAGTCGCCAGAGACAATCCCCCCAGAAGTACCAACATGGAGATCTGACCGTGAGCGAAGACCTGCTCGCCATGCTCTACAGCCTAGACGACACTCCCCAGAGCAGGGAGACGTACGTCAGGATGCCGTTCGGCTACCCCGGAAACAAAGCTGAGTCAGCAAAGTACATCCTGCCAAGGCTCCCGTACAGGAAGAAGTATGTGGAGCCGTTCGGCGGGACCGGTGCCATCCTCGCCCTCAGGAACCCATCGCCAATGGAGGTCTTCAACGACCGCCACGCGGGCGTAGTCGCCTTCTACCGCTGCTTACGAGAGCAGGCGAAGTGCGACGCCCTCGCAGACAGGCTCCGCCTGTTCCTCCACTCGCGGGAGGAGTTCATCTGGTGCAAGGAGACGTGGAAGAACTGCGAGGACGACGTGGAGCGTGCGGCCCGCTGGTACTACATGCACCAGATGAGCTTCGCGAACCAGGGAAGACACTACGGGAGGTCCCTCAAGAATCCGGAGCGTAGGATCAGAAGGGTCCTCGAGAACATTCCGAACTTCCAGTGGTTCCACGACCGATTCCTGTACGTCAGCATCGAGAACCAGGACTGGAGGCAGTGCCTGGAGGACTTCGACAGTCAGGACACGGTGTACTACATGGACCCGACGTACCTGAACACGAACGCCTCGATCTACGAGCACGAGCTCTCGCGAGCTGACCACAAGGAGATGCTCGACAGAGTGTTCAAGCTGCACGGCTTCGTGGCCATGTCGCACTACGACCACGAGCTCTACAGGTCATACCCGTGGGACGCCAGGTACACGTGGAAGGTCAACGTGACGATGCTCGCACTGACATTTCAGGAAGAGAACAAACTCAAGGGGCACGAGCACCTGCAGAGGACCGAGGCCCTGGAGGTCCTGTGGATCAAGGAGGCCAAATATGGGTAGGTCGATGATCCACCTCAACGGAAACATGCTCTGTGCCGTGGACGTCGAGACCACTGGCGAGATTCCAGGCCACCACGACATGTGGCAAGTGTGCTTCCTGCCACTGAACGAGAAGCTCGAGCCGAGCAAGGAGGTGCTCCCGTTTTACATGGACCTCCTCATTAAGAGGCCGGAGAACGTCAACCTGGAGGCGATCAAGAACCAGCACAGGTTCATAGAGTCGCAGAAGGGTGGAGTCGACCCGTGGTTCGCAGCTGACCTCTTCGACGAGTGGTTTCAGAAGCTGAACCTCGGCTTCAGGAAGATGATCTCGCCCCTGGCCCAGAATTGGGTCTTTGACAGGGGCTTCGTCGCCGACTGGATGGGGAACGAGTCCTTCAACCAGTACGTGGACGCCCGCTACAGGGACACGATGGTCGCCGCCCTCTACCTGAACGACGCGGCCGACTTCGCGGTGGAGCAGACACCCTTCCCGAAGGTGAATCTCGCGTACCTGTGCTCCCAGCTGAAGATCGAGCACGACAAGGCCCACGACGCCCTGGCGGACTGCGTAGTGACGGCGGAGATATACAGGAAGATGGTCATGAGGAGGTATTGACAATGCTACGGCCACTGCTCCCCGCCGAAGTAGTCCAGGGCCTTCTGGATGAGGGCGTCAGCGATGGCTGACGGGCTCGTGTCGCCCGTGAACGGCTGAGTGACGCCGAGCTCCCACGTATAGCCGGCGTTGGGGAGGGCTCCGGACACGCCGGCATTCGCCGCCGCCATGTCCTGGGCGGCCTCCCCATCATTCCACCTCGCCCAATTCACGCAGATTCTTGTGAGTCCGGCGGGGTCGTTGAAACCGCACACGTTGATGACGGGGAAGAAGAACGGTCCGCAGTACTCCGAAAAGCTCCAGTTCACAGCCGTGAAGTCCATGATCGCGAGCTCCAGCTTGTAGCTGAAGGACTCGATCATGTGGTCTTCAAGCAGGTCCTGGTCCTGGGCCCTACTTCCAGGAGGATCAAAGCCAGCCGCCACGTTGTCAAGCGGACCATACGGAACCCAATAGTCGCCGTTCTCAGGATCAGGAAGCTGCGAATGGATGATTATGACAATCAGCGGACAGCCAGTGAAGTTTCGTCCAGACCCTCCCTGGTTGAACATATGCTGGTCCACGTCAGCGTGAGCCCAGCTCTCGAACTCCTGGAGCTTGGTCTGCGAGAGCGTGAGGTACAGCGTGTAGATCTCACCGCCCACGTACTCGTCGACTTCGGCCTTTGGCGTATAGATTTGAGCCGGCGTGTGCAGCTGACCTCCCAGGAAACTGGTCGGAGCCTTCATGAGTACCGGAGTCACCCTGTACTGAGCGAGGGCACTGTCCAGGAGGTTGAGGATATGCTGCGTGAACAGGTATCCGTAATCTGACGGGCTGGGTATGGAGGCCTTCCACCCGTGCAGGAAGATGTCGCCGGCCAAAATGAACGGGTGGTCCGGGCCGAACTCGGTTGGGTCCGGAGCCGTGAACTCTCCGTCCAGGCGAGGGAAGGAAGCTCCGCAGATCACCCTGAACACCCTTGGTCGCCGAATCAGGAAGTTCTTCCTGGCGAACCAGTTGGTGCCGACCTTTGACTCCACTGTATTGAAGGCCTCGCTCAGGAGCCCGTGCTCATCCGCGACGTCCTTGTAGTAGATGTGCCACTTGCTCCTGCCCTCCGATCGCAGGAGCAGGCCGACGTCTGCCGGAACCGTCCTGCAGATCGTCTTTGGCTTGCACGGCCTGATGTTCAGCTGCGTGTAGACGCTCACCGCTTCTTCCTCTTGAAGTACTCGACCTGCCTCAGTCGCTTTCTTGCTTGCCGCTTGCTCTTGTACGGGCCTCCGAGGTTCTTGCCCCTCTTCGACCTGACTGAGTAGCCACCCTTGACCTTTCTGATGACCATGTCACTTCCCTCCTACGGTACATTCTTGACACACCAGCAGTGTGACCTCCTTCTGGAAGTAGGCGCATGCCCAGGTCGCCCTGACCTTACCGCACGGGAGCTCGCAGAAAGTCGCCGCCCTGTACTTGCACGGACCTGGAGCGGGGTGAAAGACGTTCGGCTCAGCCGCATCCCTCACGTAGCCAGCCACCTCAGTCGGGACGCCTCCCCTAGAGGGAAAGACCACGTCCCCGTTTGGCATTAGCCTGTACCGCACGGTCGTGCTTCTCCACCTGCTTGATCGCGAAAGCAGCGACCAGTATGAAGTACTGCCTCGTCCCAGCCGCCTCCTGGAGGAGGTGCGAGAAGTTACCGAGGTCGTCCTTCTCCTGGAGCTGTCCGTAGGCCTCCTTGATCTGCTCGATAATTACATCCATACTGGCACCTGTATGTAGTACTCGACCTCTCCGGTGAAGGTGTCCTCGCCGGAGTTCATCGACGCTCCCCTGACCACTCTTGAGATCAGGCACCACGTTCCAACCGGTATCTGCTCCGACCCGTCGATCTGAAGCTGCTTCACGTTCTCGATCTGGATCTTCGCCGCGTTTAGTCCGTCTGGGTAGAAGTCTGCCGTATACGTCTTGCCGGAGCCTCCGGTGATCATGCCCGGGGCGGTCACGGACCGCAGGTAGCCGGTAAACGGAGACCTCTGGTCTGGGTCGTAGTCCTTATACTCGTACTGGAAGTTAGGGGGAGCTCCTGAGTCCGGGCCTGCCTGCTGGTCACTCGGAATACCCGCACCCTCATCCAGGGCCTGCTCGTCTGCCACGGGGTCTGGATCGGCCCTATCGTTGGTGTTCTTGAAGTCAGGACCGCTCCCACCAACGTCGCTCGTGGAGAGCCCCGTCGGAGCCGGCATCTCCTCGCCAGGGAGCGGCGTCAGGTCGGTCACGGCCCCGTCGTTCGGGGTGCTGATCCCAGGGTCCGGGATGTTGGAGTCGATCACCTGGATGGTGATGTTGGCTGGCCACGCGAACACGAACGGGGCCATGGTCCCGAGCAGGATCGGCGTCCAGAGCTCCAAGAACACAGTGTTGTCCGACGGGTCGTAGGTGCAGGTCTCCACGAGGGCCTTGAACGAGGCGTCCGCCGCCTGCTTCCCGACGAGGTCCACGAGCACCGTGTCGAAGGACTCGAGCTTGATGTTCTCCATGAACGTCTTGCAGCGAATCTTCTTCCACGTGTTCGCGTACCTGATGATCCAGAAAGTCGCCGCCTTGAGCACGTACTTCTTGTCGTTGTAGATGTAGAAGTCGTACTCCTGCTCCTGCGATCCATACTTCTTCGTATTGTACCTGAGGATCAGCTTGTTCGGGTCCGGCCTGTAGTAGTTGGGCCTCCAGGTCGCTACGAGCTTCGTCACGAGCTCCTCTGTCTCGGTCGTGGTGAGCTCGAAGGACCCCTCCTCGATGCTCCCCTCGTCGAGCGTGGCGACGGAGGCGACCTCCTCAGGGAGGTACTTGATGTAGACAGTCTCACCGACCACCCACAAAGCACACCTCGCTTGCCACGCCATGTCCTTGACAGCGTCGAGGACCTGCGGCCTGTCTAGGAAGGCGAAGTTACTCGGGTACTTCAGGAGCTTCGTCCTGACGTACGAGAAGGTCGCTGGGTCGCAGGTGAGGTCGGTGTACGTCTCGATGAGGTACTGTATTTGGTCGGCCGTGTTATTACCAACCTCGTCCTCGATGAAGGTCACGTAGACGTCGCCCTCCCACCCCTCGTCTGTGTTCGGAAGTGCGACCACCTTCCCGTCCGGCATCCTCTTGCCTACGGTTATCACCTTTGCCTTGATTGCACCGAAGTCCTTGTAGCTCTTGTCGATGATGTAGTCCTTCGGTATCCTCCTGAGCTTGCCGTTTCTGACTGCGTAGCATGCCCTGATTTCGCAATCGAGTAAATTGATGACGTACTGTATCTTGCTCGTCGACCTCCACACGAACTCAGTACCAGCCTCAATATGGTGGAAGCCGAGCTTAGTGATCCTCTCACGCTGTACGCTATTCACGTCGATCGCGACAGACGGGATCGGCTGCTCCACGAGCATGTTGACACCAGGAGCACCAGGATGCTCGACGTAAGTGAAGTAGAACGTGCTGCCGTTGAAGAATCCCTGGGCATTGGTCCCCCTGAGTTGGACGGGGACGCTGACTCCCTGAGGGAAGTCACCCCTGGTCTGGATGTTGATCGACGGGTTCATCTTGGCCCGCTGTTGCCCACGCATGGAGGACAGGGCGGATGCCGTGAGGCCGACATTAGCCGCCTGCTGAAAGTACTGATTGGCCTGGTTAGTGAATTGCTCGTACAAGCTGTTCCACTGACTCTCCTCCTCATCACTGACGGAGTGGAAGTCTCTGATGAAGGCGGCGTACCCAGCCGCGATCACCCAATACATAGCGAGCTCCTCCGTGGCTCCCTGGTTCCCCAGCGTGAGGCCGATCTGTGGAGCCAGGCTGGGGTCCTCGACCCCGTACTCTGCGTCAATGGCCGCGGTCACATTGCTCGGGATGTTATTGAGGGCAAGGGCTGGAACCTTGACGCACTTCCCGAACCCAAGTGGCCACGGTTTCCCGATCAGGCTGTCGGGAATGTTCTTGTACTGGCCCTCCTCAACCGAGAACCCGATCTCCTGATCCTCGACCTTCGTCACGACGTCGAACGAAAGCGTACGCTCACGCTCGCTCCACACGAGCGGGCTCGAGATGTAGCCGATGAAGAGCAGTATCTTCTCGGAGAGCGGGAGTCCGCCAAACCACTGATAGACCTTCACCCTACGCTTGTGTATGTCGCACTGGTTGAAGATCTCCTTGATCGTTCCGTCAGTGTCCGTGAGGGTGACGCTAAGCGTAGCGGAGGTGCTGTTCTTCTGAATGTCGAGGACGCTCTCGAGCTCCCCAAGCGACAGGATGCGTCCCTCGATACCCTCCACGCTCTTGTCGCAGTACATCGTCGAGTTAGGGGAGTCGACGTGCCAGAAGATCTCCAGGAGCACGAGGGGCTCCAAGCCCTTTTTGTTCTGGAGGAGAGACAAGGTCGCCGGAGAGATCGGATGCATTAGGTCATGACTCCTTCGAACTCGAACGACAGATTGAACCCGCTCCTAGTTCCCTGGATGATCTCAGACTCCGGAGTGGTCACGAAACCGACCCACCCGATCCCCTGGTGATCGACGATGGATATGTCCTTGCCGACGGAGTGCGAGAAGAAGTAGGCTGCATCCTTGACCTGCTTCTCCGTCAGGTGCTCGAAGTCAAATGCAAGTCTCTGGAATTTTGGCCAGATCGGGTCCCTGTAAACGTCGAGTTCATTGCCGGAGGTCCTCCTGCTGATCCTGGAGTAGTGCATCCTCTCGGCATTCTGGAACACCGGTCGCCTAAGGCTGATCTCAAAACCCTGGTAGGTCAGCGTCATCTCGCCTGGATTGCTGGTGAGCGGTATCGGCTGAAGGATGAGGTCGTCATCGTACTTGTAACCTACGGCACTCGACTTAAGAACAAGCTGAAGATTCCTCGTCCTGCTGAACCTGACAACCAGTTGCACGGTGCTCGACAAAGCCAGCTGCGACTTGGTGCCCTTCGTCCTGTGGGCGACCACCGTCTGGTTAAGAGTCAGTCCCTGCTGCAGGAGAAACGTGTTCTTAGTCAGCGTCTGCCAGCAGAAGAACGCCTGCACGACCGACCTATCGAAGACTCTGTTACCACGTTGGCCGAGGTACAGACCGTCGAGGACGGATCGCGAGAGCGTTTTCTTGGCAGACGCTGACTGAGAGAACACGACCTGCGAGGGCGGCAGGAACCGTCTGATTCCAGAAGCAGCGTGAAACGGCTGAAAGAGCGTGACGGGATTTCCGTGGTGGACGATCCCTCCCGTGCCAGTGACCCGCTTGAGGTCCTGGTGGAAGATGATCGCTTCAGAAACCCAGATCTCGAAGATCATCACGCACTCACAGTGTAGGTCACCTTCAGCTGGTCGCCGTTGGTAACGGCCACGTCGGCCGAGAACAGAGCAGTCGCCCAGAGCGTACCAGTCGTACCACCCTTGCCATTGGCGTTACCAGCCGTCGGGTCGCCAACGACGAACACACCCTTGACGGTGCCGGTGGCGTTGATGTCGAAGGTCGCCGGCGAGGCGTTGGTAGTCGACTGGCTGCTCGCGGCACCAGGTCCCCAGGCCACTCGGTTAGCCTGCGTGTAGCTGGTGAACTCCTGCCAGCCGGAGTGGCTGGACATCGTGTCGCCAGCAGCCAGGGCCGTGAAGCCGGTCAGGTCGATCAGGCCGATGAACCAGTTCGCAGCCGGTATCTGCGTGGCTCCGAAAAACATCTCGTCGAGGATCTTGTTCTTCCCGACGTTGACGATGCCGTTCGGCATGTCGTACAGGCCGATCAGTCTGGCACCTCGCCAATGCTCGATCTTCGGAAAGTGACCCTTGACCTGCATCAGGTCGGTGATGAGTCGCCTCCTCACGATCTGTAGACCGGTCGACTGACTGAGCTCGATCTCGTTCATTTGAGCCTCCTCAAGAGCTGAACTTGAAAACACCTCTTCGTATCTGCCTGTTGAGTCCCTTGCCGATGGACCTGATGGTCTGCTCGGAGGTGCTCCCTCCCTGCACATGGATGGTGATCCCACCGACATTCGTCACCTCGCCACCCTTGGCAAAGTGCTGCACCCTACCGGAGTTAAGAGCCAGGAGCTGGGACTTGAACTTTTGAGAGACTTCCCTGTTCATAACGATTTCTCCAACGCGGAGCATGGCCGGTACCGTATCCATTCCCTTCGGCCTGAACATGTTGACCATGCCGCCATGAGCGAACGTCTGAACCGTTCCCCCACCCCCACCACCGCCGACGGCGACCTGCGGACTAATGACGATGTTGTTGAGCGACAGTAGACTCTCCCTCAGGGATGCGACCTGTGCCTGGGCGCTCGAGAAGAAAGAGTCCATCGTTTGGATGGATGCCCCGACGGCCGAACCGACAGTCTGAACGCCCTGCGTCGCCTGATTGTTGAGACCCTGCTGTCCCTGCTGCAGCTGCTCTTGCTGACGCTGCCTGAGCTCGTCCATGATCTGGAAGTGCTGCAGCTGAGCCTGCCTGAACACCTCGAACTGTTCCCTCGTGAGGATGCCAGTGAGGGGCGTGTTGGTCTTCTGAACGACTTCGCCAAACTGTCTGTTGATCCCAGCTATGGCCTCCTGAATCTGGCGGAGCCTGGCCACGTCGTCCGGCTTCGTGAAGTCGACCTTCTTCGACTGGAGAGCTAGCTGAGTCATCTGGTTCTGGAGCTCCTTGATCTGAGCTCCAACGTCGATCTGCCCAAACTGTCTGCCTCCTTGTTCAAGTCGCTCGCCTTGTTGTACAGGACGCAGTAACCGGTCCCTCTCAATTCTGAGGTTCTTGATCTCCGTGGTAATAGCCTCGAGCTGCGTCTTGACGCTCTGCGTCGTGCCAGGAGGTATGACGCTCGCAGGATCAATGCCAGTGAGCTTGAAAGCGCTCTCCAGCTCCGCCTTAGCTTTCTCGAAGGCTGTGTTAATTTCTGAAATCTTGATGTCGAAGGCTGCAATATCGCTCGTCTTGATCGTGCCAGCAGAAATAGCAGACTGTAATCTCTGGAGCTCTGAGGTGCTCTGCTTGATCGATGCGGCTAACTGCTGGAAGCTGACTCTGGCATTCCTTGCCTGGACACCTGGACCCTGAGCACCTATTGCAAGCTCGTTGAACTCCGTCGCAGCTTTGAAGAGAACATCCGGGGCGAAGTTCTTTGAAAAGTCCTGTGAGCCTAGATTAGCTTTCTTGGCGATGGTTTCAAGAGCCCCCATCCTGTCCACGATGGACACTAAGCTAGCGTCCATTTCCTGCAGTTGCCTGTTGACCTCCGCCACGTTCTGCTGGACCTGCTTAGTGAAGCTGGCCGCACCCTCGACCAGGGCAGACGAGTCGAGCTGACCCTTGGCCACGAGCTCGGAGAGCTGGTCCCTGACCAATTGGATCTGGCGAGCGAAGTCCTGCTCCAGCTTGAACCTGAGGTCCACCGACAGACCCTCTGGCAGACTCTGCCTAATCCTGTCCTGAAGGGTCCTCAGTTGACTGATGGCCTCCTGCGGTGCGTTCTTGAACTCGTCCTTTAGTTTGCCGGCGGGGTCCAGGAGGCTGAACTTCTCCAACCTGCTGGTGTCCTGAGCCGTTCTCCTCAGGTTAGCCTCCTGCTCCGCAAGCTCGGCCCTGAGTTGGGCAGCACGCTCCTCCGAGGCCGCGATGATCGCTTGGTCAGAAGCCAGACGCTCTCTGTTGAGGGTCACGATCCTAGTGATTGCAGAAGCTTCCAGACCGCTGTTGCTGACGGTAGCCCTCGCAAGTTCATCGGAAGCTTGCTTGACGCTGCCGAGTAGATTAGCCTGTTCCTGCTGCTTCTTAAGCAGCTCTTGCGGTGCGAACTGCCTGCCTACATTCCTCTGCTGGAACTGAGCGAAGTCAGCCTGAGCTTTGGCGAAGGCGTCGAATTTCTTCCTGAGGTCATCGCTGGTCGCACCGAGGCCCTTGTCCTTCTGCGAGAGCTTGACCTGCTCGACGATGAGCTTGTTGACGTCCTCGAACATCTTCCTGACGAGGGCGAGATCGTCCTTGATGAAGCCAAGACCCTCAGTGTCGGCCGTGCCGAGGTCGCTAAGCGACCTTTGAATGATCTCCCTGGCCCTAGTGGTGAGGGCCTGTATCTGACGTTCCATCTCAGCAATCTGACGCTGCGGACTAGCTCCTGCGAGCGACTCCGAAAAGAGACTCTCTCCGAGATTTCGAAAGTTCTCCTCGAAGTCACCCCTCGCAGACCTGGTGATGGACCTGAGCGTCGTCAAAGAGCTCCTGATGTCGGCAATCTTCTGCCTGATCGTGTCGAGGAACTCACCGAGGTTGACCTTCAAGTTGTCGATCGTCTCAGCATAGGCCGCGTTCGTGTCCTCAGCTGCCTGGAGCGTGGCCCTCCTGCCCTCGGCAACGGCCTGGAGCTGAATCTGCTTCTGCCTGTTGAATGCGTTTATCGCCGCCTGAGCTCTGAGATTGAGGTTGGCGACTGTCTCCTTCGTCTGATCGGCGAGCTGCTTCCTCAGATTCTCAACCTCAGTAGCCCTCCGCCTCTGCTGGTTCTGCTCGATAGTGTTGTTAATCCTCTCGAATAACTGCTCGATCGCAAAACCAGCGGTGAATGCATTGGCCAAATTCGAGCCGAGGTTCGGGTCCGAGAGGGCCTGCTTCCAGGTCTCAGTCTCGATCCTAATGTTCTTAAAATTGGTGAAGAGACTCGTGGTGATCGGGACTATGGCCTGGAGGCCCCTCGTAGCGGGCTCTATGGTGAGGAGCGAGAGCCTCCATACCAGGAAGGTCTCCGTACCTCCCTTGACGATTTCAAACAGGGCTGTGAGCGGCTCCCTTACGTCGCCGACAGACTTGGACATCGCCAGAATGCCGCGGACGACCTGTCCCCCGATCTCGTTAGTAAAGAAGTTAGCGATTTGCTGCTTCAACTGATTGAACTGAAATGCGTCAGTCTGCTCCACGATCCTGCGAGCATTCTCAAACTCAACCGTGGCCCTGCTCCCTAGAGCAGCGAGGTCCCTGTCGAAGTTCTGGAGCTCCCTGGTGAGGGCCGTGATGCCCTTGAGACCGCGGATGTTCTCGAAGAGTTGGGCAATGTGCGTGTGGCCCTTCTCCGCCTCCACCGCGAGCTTCTGGAGAACGCCGGCGAGGCCGAATGTCTGGACCGCCGTCTCGCCACTCGACACCCCTATGCCATCGAGGAATTTCTTCATAGCCTCTGTCGGCTTGAGCAAGGCTGTGAAGATATTATTGAGGAAGGTAATGCTCTCGGAGGCCGGAACGCCAGTCCTCGTGATAGTGGAGAGTGCGGCAGCTGTTTCTTCCAAGCTCACGCCAAGCTGAGCCGCGAGCGGACCGACCCTACCAAAGGTATTTGCGAGCTCGGACGCCTTGATGCGACCGAGGTCGATGGTCTTGAAGAAGATGGCCGAGATCCTGTCTGAGGACGAGACGTCTAACCCGTACGAGTTGATGGCAGAGCTCAGTAGGTTGACAGAGTCGGTCGCCGAGCTGTTCGTCGTGATCGCGAGAGCGAGGGACGACCTCAGGAAGTCCGCGGACTGAGCTCCCTTGGCGATCTGGTTCGACAGGGTCTCGTAGGCGGCCTGTGCCACGTCGGCCTGTGGCTTACCGAACTCCTCCGACAGACCGGCGAGTTGCTTCGTCCACGCCTCGGTGGTCTGCTGAGCCGACTGAGAGATCGTCCTGATCTCAGCGACCTTGGTTTGGAAATCAACCGAGGCAATTACAGACTGCTGTATTTCATTGGACAGAGCACCGAAGACCTGGTGCAGAATCTGGACCTGGAAGAGCCTGAGTAGACCAGACCAGGTGAGCGTCACTCCGTTGAACCCCTGGATCATCTGCTGAGCGGTACTCTGCGTCTGCTGAGCGAGCTGCTGCTGTGAGGCACGCAGCGACTTCGTCGCCTCGTTGACTTGCTGAATCTTCTTGATCTGGATGTTCTGTATGTTCTGCTGTTGCCTGAGGGCGTTGGTAACAGCCTGAACAGCCGCCGGCTGACCCTTGATCGTGGCCTGGTACCCGTTGCTCGTGGTCGTCAACCTGCCGATGGTCGCACCGAGGCCGTTGGCGGTAGCCTCGAGCTGCCGCATCACGGCGTCCATCTGCTGTAGTGGACCAGTCACCCCCGCGGTGCTCGCGGTGAACGACATGGTCTGCTGTAAGGCCATGCTACTTCACCAGTACCTTCTTTGACGAACTCTTGTTACCTTTGGCGTCGACAGTGATCGTCGTGACCTCCAGGAACCCCTCGATGGTCGGGTAGCTGTTGATGTCACTCGCCAGCTTGTCCATCGTCCTCATGAACGCCAGGGTTCCCTTCCTGAAGCTTTCCCATGGAGACGTAGGAGACCTATGTGCCCTGACGTCCTGCAGCGTGTAGTACGAGATGTCTACATTGTACTGAAAGGTGATAGTCCTTCCCTCACGCCGGATGACCTCGTTGATCGGAGTAGCAAACCTTACACCAGAGGCCGGAGTCTTGAGAACACGCCTGCCCCTCGACGGATAGTAGTACTCTTTCCTCGCAAAACCGGACGGGTCTATACCATGAAGCAATAAATCCTGACCGTGTGCTTGTGCGACCAACTCCTGTAGCCTGTTAATGGCACTGAACGGTCCGAGGTCTTTCAACTTCGCCGTTTCACCGGGCCTCTTGCCTGCAGCCGTCAGCAAGTTGCCTAAGCTGCCGGCCGCGAAACCAGTCCGCTTCGGCACGGCCTTATTCGCCTCAGTCGCGAAGGCCAACACGGCCCTCCGGACCATGATCATAACCGTACCGTCGATGGCCTGCTCCAGGTCCTCTTCGTCAGTGAAGGTCGGCACCTCGATCTTGCACTGGATGAACGGCATCAGAACCACCCCTCGGCTTCTTCGATCTGGCGTATCTGGTCGTAGGCGATCATCTGTGCTTGCGTCCACGCCGAGCACTCGTCCCACTCCGCTCTCACGAACGGAGGCCTCACGCCGAAGCGCTCGCAGGCCCTGAAGATGGCGTACTCTTCTGTCCGTCCTTTTGGGACGATGATTCGAGTTTGGCCTGCGATGCTTCGAGTAAAAAACGCTCCCTCGCCTCCTCGATCTTCTTGTCATCGAGAGCGTTCGCCTGCATGACCCCGATCACGATCCTCTTGACCTCGTAGTCGCTGAAGCCAGAGTCCCTGAGCTCCCTCTCGTAGTTCGTCCAGGTGTTCGGATCGGAGAGGCTGACGGTGTCCCACTCGAGCCCGTCGGTCGCCGCGAGCGACGCCACGACCATGTACGCCGACCTCCTGTCGGCGTACTCGTCGATGCTCCTCTTGTAGTTCTTGTCGTCCACGTCGAGCTTGATAGTGCCGCCTTTGCCCATGACTTTCGGAGGCTCTGGGATCGGACAGAGCCTGTGGAACTCCGACAGGTCCAGGACGGCCCTGGCCCTGAAGATGATGTCTCCTCCTTCTCCCCTCGGGATGGGGATGATCTCGACGTTCGGACCCTTGATCTCGCGACCGTGAATCTTCATAGACTTTCCTTACGGGGCACGGGTGATAGATGCTTCCTTCACGTTGCACTTGCCGGTCACCGAGACAGTCGCCTGCCTCAGGTCGTGGTCGAGTTGCTCGTGCCGGAAGTCTTGGAGGAGGATGATCTCCTTCTCCTCACCGCCACACGGCGGGTCGTACTCGATCTCGATGTCCACTGCGTACGGCTCGCACTCATCGGCGGAGGACGACGTCCAATCGGACGCCTCGCCTCGTTGCTTGAGCACGTCCTCGATGGTCGGGAACTGACCAGTCGAAGCTCGCAAAAACTCCCAGGTGAAGTCGAGCTTCACCTCGACGGGCTCGTCATCGCCCTCCTTGACGGTGTCGAGGACCCCTCTGTCCAGGACGTACTCTATGTTCCGCTTCTCGGAGTAGGTCGCGTTCCCCTCCCCGATCTTGACGTCGATCCTCCTCGCACCGACCGTGATAGTGTGGTTGTCGCCAACCACTCCATCGAGGGCCGGAGTGAAGGTGATCTCGGTCGTGGGACCCCCGGACGGCGGGACGGTGGCCGTGACGGTGTGCGTGAGTGTGCTCCCCGTCACTGTGAAGGTCTGGTTCTTGAGGATCTTGCCGTCACCATTCACCGTGTCGATCTCCATCGACACGTCGCCGGCGATGTAGTACTTGATCGTGATCAGGGCATTGTCGGCCACCGACCCGTCGAGAGCCGGTGTGAAGGTGATCTCGGTCGTGGGACCACCAGACGTCGGAACTTTCGCCGTGACGGTGTGCGTCAGGGAGCTCCCCGTCACCGTGAAGGTCTGCCCGACCCTGACGATCCCGTCGCCGCTCACCGTGTCGATGGTCATGGTGGTGGTACCCATCGGGTAGCCAGCACCGTTGTTGACGAGTGCGGTCTTCGGCTTGTTGACGAGGGCCGTGTGAGTGGAGCCGTCGATCAGCCGGACCGTTGCGTTCCTCAGGTCGATGGCAGCCATTCGCTAACCCCTTGTTACGGTGGCTTCCTTCACGTTGCACTTGCCGGTCACCGAGACAGTCGCCTGCCTCAGGTCGTGGTCGAGTTGCTCGTGTCGGAAGTCCTGAAGAAGAATCGTCTCAGTCTGCTCCCCGCCGCACGGCGGAATGTACTCAATCTCGATGTCCACTGCGTACGGCTCGCAGAGGTCATCCGACGAGGAGACCCAATGCGAGGCCTCGCCACGCTTCTTGAGAGCGTCCGAGATCGTGGGAATCTGCCCAGAGCTCGCCCGCAAGAACTCCCAGGTGAAGTCGAGCTTCACCTCGACGGGCTCGTCATCGCCCTCCTTGACGGTGTCGAGGACCCCTCTGTCCAGGACGTACTCTATGTTCCGCTTCTCGGAGTAGGTCATGTTCCCCTCCCCGATCTTGACGTCGAGCTCGTGCGGGAGGACGGTGATGATCGCGTTGTCGAGCACGGCTCCGGTCAGACCCGGCGTGAACGTGATGCTCACGCTCGGGAGAGCGGGAGTATTCGTGATGGTGTGCACGGCCGAACTCCCGACGACCGTGAACTGGTCCCACTTCTTCAGCTGCTGAGTGGTGTTGCCGTCGATGGCCATTGTTGTGGCACCCATCGCGTAACCACCACCGTTGTTGACCAAGAAGTTGGGACTGATTACGTAACCGTCCTTGATGCGAACGGTCGCGTTCCGCAAGTCAATGGCAGCCATCTTGGGCTCCTCTCGTTACACCGTAATCTCCATCTTATAGTGTGCCTCAACAGTTGCCTGAATGAGGTTGACCTTCGGGTCAATCTTCCCGAAGTGGGAGATGAATATAGTCTGGTTTTGAGACTGCTTAATAATGAGACACCCGAGGAGGGTGCTGTCGTCACCTGGGTTGTCGCCGTACCTGAACACCTCTATAAACCGCTCGAAGGCCGCGGCCACCTTGCCAACGTTCTTGTAGATTCGGTGAGCGTCCTTCTCGTCCGGTATCGAGCTCACGAGGACATTGATCTCAAGATCAAGTACCCAGAAGCTCCTGCTTTCCTCGTGGGCATACGGGCCGTCGAACCTGACCTCGGCGTAGTCCTTCTCCTCGTTCGTCTCCCTGAACTGACCCTCTATAAAGAGCGGAAGGTCAGTCACCTTCGTGACGAAGTGCTTGTGCACACTGGCGGCAATCCAACGCGGCCAACTAGGGTTCACTTCACTCCCCCTGCGACGCTCGCAAAATCAAGAATCGAAGTGCAGCGGTTTTGGTAGATGGCGTTCAGGGGTGCACCCTTTATCTCGACCGCCGCCACCATGAACGTCGCGAGCTCCTCCAAGAACTCCACCTGCTTTATATCGTACCTCTTGCCCCTGATGCCGAAGTAGTCATCGAGGGTGAGCTCGATGTCAAGGTCGGCCTTGTCTATAAGTATGACCCTGTTGCTCAGGTCATAGAATCCGCCCACGGTAAAGTTCTTGTTGGCAGAAATAAACGCCAGGTCGTAGGTGAACGTCCTGACTAAGTTGGTGGGCAGCAAGATGGCTGTGTTGATCCTCCTGACGGTCCTCACCGTCGTCTGCTTTCCAGTCTCGACGTTGGTCGCAGCGGACTCGATCCTATACACGTCCAGCTTCAGAGGGTACTCCCTCTTCAGTTGGTAGATCGTGTCCTTGACGAACTCAAGTGCCGTGGTCATGGATGAAGTCCCTGATGAGCTTGTCGAGGTCCTCGAACTTCTTGTCGACCTTTATCATGAACTTCTCCATGTCGACCTTGAGGTCGGTGAGCCTCAGGATTATGTTCTTGTTCTCAGCCTCCAGCAGGGCCAGCTTCACCTGGATGATCGGAGAATCAGGACTCTTGTCCCTTCTCTCACGCCCTGGTATGATCTTCCAGACCACCGCCAGGATCGAAGCTATCACTCCGAGGAGGACCGCTGCAGTTTGCCAATCAAGCATCATCCCTCCTTCTTGATCTCGTCGAGCTTCTTGATGAAGGAGTCGATCTTGTTGATCTTCCGCTTCTGCTCGTCCTTCTTTGCCTGTACTCTACCCAGGGCACAGAACAAATTAGACAAGATTGACTCAGATGACTCGATCATTCCCTTCGCAAGAAACCCGTCAGCCGAGAGCTTGCCTGCCTCGAAGGCGTTCTGGTACCCGATCCATTCTCCAGTCAGAATGATGACGGGTGTGTCTCGGTCCAGGTCCCTGAACTTCTTGAGCGTTTCGAGACCACGAGAAGTAGTCAGGTTGAGGTCCAGGACGACGAGGTCGACGTCCTGTTCTCGGAACGCCTCCTCCAGAGAGGACGCTGTCCTGATCTCAAGATCAGCGATCCTCTCGGAGGTGAGCAGTTCCTTGAGGAGCCTGGTGAACCCCTCGTGGTCCTCAACGATCAAAAGCTTCGTCACCATCGAAGCACCTCCGGCTATCCGAGCATCACGGCCCCGAGGGCCTCGTCGAGCAGTGCGATGCCGAAGAGCATGTCGAGCACCACGAGGTGTCCCTGGTCCTTGCCCTGGTAGGTGATCGTGGCACGCATGGACAGGTCGTTGAAGTTCACGACTCCGCTGATCGCACCGCTGCCCTCCTTCGGCCTCGCGAGCGGGCGAACGACGAGGGCCAGGGCATTCCGGTGAAACGCGAAGTTGTAATCGCCCGGAGGTCCGATGCCGACGATGTCGTTGTCGGCGATGGCGAGGTCCAGCGGTCTGTCGAGGATGACGCTCGTGGTCGTTCCGGACATGACCGAATAGACCGGTGCCGCCGTACCGAAGGACAGCAGCTGGCCAACCTTCGGAGCCACCGTGAAGCCGTCCACGGTGATCACCTTGTAGTGACCGGCGGGGTAGCCGGCACCGTTGTTCACGGCCCCAGGCGTATAGGCATTGATGACGGCGTTGTCCGCAACGGGGCGGAAGAGGCCCGGACTGATGGTGATCGACGTCGTGTTGCCGAGGGTCTCGGCGTGGGCCGTGATCCTCTGCGGGGCGTCGTCACCGTCGATCTCGAGCCAACCGCCCGTCACGACCGCTCCGGTGAACGAGTCCGTCGTGAGTACGGTCGCACCGACCCCGTAGCCGCCAGTGTTGTTGATTGCTCCCGAGAGCTTCGTGTTGCCCTCAGCGACGCTGCTCATGTTCTGGCACATGAACATGTCGAAGCCCATTTTTCGCCCGAGACTCGCCTCCCTGAGGGCCGTACCGTCGTCGCCGACCTCCCCCGCCGAGATGAACAGATTGAGCTTCAGGAGCTCCGTCTCACTGTTCGGAGTTAAGATGAGCCGCCGTCCGGCGGGGTACACCTTCTTGATGTTCATCACCTCGCGGGTGTCCAGGAGGTAGTTCTTGGCCGTAGCGTCCGTGAGGCCGAGGAGCTGACCGCCGTTGTTGTTGCGGAACCGATAGACTTGGCCGAGGACGACCTTGTCGAGGAACTGTGCTTGTGCGAGCATCGCCGGCTTCATGTAGACCTCAACGAGGTCCTTGAAGGCCATCGACTCCTCGCCGTCTGGGATCATGAAAGCCGTGTGGAGCCACTGGTTGAGCGGCACCAGCACGTCCGTGGCCGTAGCGTCGAGGACCGTAACCGGGTCCGCGTTTCCCTTTCGGGAGGCGACGAATTCGCCAGGCTTTCGAGTGTGGACGATGTCGCCGAACTTGGCGATGATGTTCTCGAAATCACGGTGGATCAGTGCGGACGCCACCATGTTCTCTTCGAGAATCGCCAAAGACTCGTTCGCCCAATGCTCGGGGATGAACGCGTCAACGCTGTTGGCCTTGAACAGATTGCAAGCCTTCTGCGTCCTGAGCAGACTCATGTTGTCTTTCTCCCTAGTTTCTTGCTCCGCCACTCCCTGAACTTGGCAGGGTCGGTGGGCGGCGTGTTTGGATCAGTGCTTCCTCCAGCCGAGCCGGAGCCGGACGACAGGCCCAAGCCTCCGGATGAGGTGCCCTCAAAGAGGTGAAGGTACTCGGAGTTCTCCTTCATCTTCTTGACGGCGTCCAAAACCGTGAGCTCGAGCTGAATCGTCTTACCATCCTTGACCTCAGCGTACTTGACCTTGGGAACGAGGTCCCCCGTTGGCTTCCCGTCGTCTCCGATGACCTGAACAAGGTGAGTCAGGGGCTGCAGGAGGGCGATGATCGGCTTCACGCTCCTGGCCTTCTCTCCAACGGAGGCGTCCGTGATCGCACGACGGATTTCCGCAGTCGTATACCGGTTCTTCCAGTCGTCGCGGTCCCTCACGGCCTCCTCGTTGTCCTTCTTCGCCTTCTTCATGTCCTTGTCGTACTGAGACTTGAGTTGTTCCTCCTTCGTCAAGTTCTCAGTCCGGAGCTGGTCCACCTGGGCAGCGAGGTCGTCCTTCTCCTGCTGCGTCAGGCCAGACTTCTTCTGAAGGTCCTCGAGCTGAGTCGCGAGTTGGTCGCTCCTCTGCTTCATCTTCCGCCTCTCGTCCCCAAGAATCTTGTCCAGGTCGGCCTGGGAAAAAGTCTTGGGAGCTGGGGGCGGTGCCGGCGGCGGGTTGCCGACGGTGTCATCGCCATCGCGAACGACCTTCCACCAACGAAAGCTAACCATAGCATCCCCAACTTGCCGTCTGACGCCGTGCGGCTCGGCGACTGTTCGCCGCAACTGATCCTCCCGAGGCAAGGAAGAAAGATCAGTTCGTCCTGCTCAGAACAACGCCGTTCGGATCGGCGAGGTACGGCTTCAGGTACTCCCAGGCAACGAAGCTCGGGATACCGGCAGCCAAGTGCTCCGAAACCACGGTCGGGTCGTAGGACGTACTGACTGGACCGTAGCGTCTAGCGGTAACCTTCTGCTGCTCGTGCATCTTCTCGACGCTCGCTCCGGCGAGCAGCACTATGGTGATTTCAGAAGCTGCGTTCTTGACGTCCTGGGGCACGACTAAGTCCTCGCCCCTGGGAAACTGGAGCTCCTGCCCCTCGTCGGCCTTCTGACCGGCGAAGTTGAGCCTGTCTATGGCCCTGGTGGCCATGATCCTGGCCTTCAGTCTCTCGCTGGGGACGGCGTCGAACCAGGCCTCGGAGCCAAGTCGCTCGGAGGCGTATGCGTCTACCTCAGCGTCGGACACGTAGGTACTAGCCATACAACTTCGTCCCCTCGAGCTCCAGCGTGATGACCACGGCCTCCTTGCAGGGCTTCCACGACCTGTCGTATACCAGTTCAAACGGGTCGTTCATCAGCCTTACCTGCCAAATCTCGCCCTTGAAGTTCTCCATCCTCATCAGGTCGGCAGGGTGCTTGTCGATAAAGGCCTTGAGCTCCAGAGCCTTGTCGGTCCGCATCTGGAACGTGTACGTCAACCTCTTGGTCTCAGACGTCCTGACGTAGGTCCTGACCACCCCGCTGATCGACCTCTTCACGTCAACCAAGTTGGTGGACGACTCCTTGTCTCCGAGCAGAGGCCTCGGAAGGACTATCGCGTCCTCAGGAGCCTGCAGGATCACCAGACGCTTGACCTTCGTACCGACCACAACCTGACTCAACCCCAACTGACTGACCACGAGCTTGTTGAGAGTCTGATCTATGCTCACGACGCTCGCGAGAGCCAGCGAACTAACGAGGTTCGGCTGCACGACCTTGCTCTTGGCGACCGAGCTTACCAGCACCAGGCTGCTCGACGGCCTCACTATCTTACTGATGTCTACCACGTGGTTCAGATTCATGCCGCTCGACGCACTGAAGAGTCTGACCCTCTTATGGACGACCGAATGCTGCGGGAACCAGTCGCTCCTCGGTCCAGGATTCATCTTCTGCGTCAAGCTCGTCCAGAACGTAGTCACCAACCTGTTGAAGATCGTACCGTGGTGACTGGCCGCACTCGCCAAGACCAGCGTGCTGAACGCCTCTCGCCTCACCCTGATCACTGAGACGTCCTGAACGAGCTCAAGTAAGCTCGGTGCGTGCCTTGACCCAACGCCCGTCACCGCGTGATCCAGCACCAGCGTGCTGGAAGCAGCCCTAACCTTAACAACGCCAACGGCATGGTCCAAGACGAGCGTACTCGATGCTGATCTCGTGAGCACCCTGGTCAGGACCTGGACCAGAGCGAGGCTGCTCGTCACGCTCTTGTTGTATGTGCTCCCTGCCAAACTGACGGTTTGAGAAAGAACTAACTTGCTCAGCAGCGGATTCGACAGACTCTGAGTCAGCACCAGCATGGAGCTGACCTGCTTGGCTGGCACCTTTACGCACTGTGCCGCCTGGAGGAGGACCAGGGTAGAGCTCGCCGACCTAGAAAGGGAAGGTCCAAACTGAAAGACCTTCTGCTTCTTCTTCCTGTAGTCGTGCGGTCTCCTGAAGACCCAGCGGTTAGCCATGCGTTATTTCCAGCTTCATGATCGCACGAAGCGTCATCGCGTCAGCCGGAGCCTCTTCCAGGGACAACAGAACAGCCTCGCTCGGTCCGAACGGATACCTGAGCTCCGGAGTGTAGGTCTTCTCCCACTCTCCGGCAAGTACTGCAAAGGCACCCGCGTCAACCTCCTCCAGGGTCCCAGAACCAGCCACTGCCTGCGTCGTATTGTTCCTCTCGTTGGTCGCAAGACCGTGCGACGCGTCGCCAGACTGGCCCTTGCGAACGTCAGCGGTACCCCCACCGGAGCCGGACGTGAAGGAGCCCGTAGCCCTCTTTAGGGCGATCTTGAGCTGCTCCGCCTCGGAAGAAGCTTCCTCGGACGACTGCATGATGTAGACACCGTGAAGGAACCCCGCCTGTGCCGATCCGAGCTTGACCTCCAGCAGGTCCTGCACCACGGAAACAGACTGCCAGCCAGTGTCGATGATGACTATTCTACCCATCGCCGACCTCCTACATCTTGCACAGGACTCCACCACGCCTCGGTATCACTATGTTGCCCACTCCGTCATCAAAGGCATCCAGAATGACGCCCATGTATGGCCTCTGCGTCGTCGTCTCGCTCCAGGAACCAGCATCCGTCCTCGTCGTCAGGTGAAAATTTGGCCCGCTCTTGAGAGCGTCCATCAGGGCCAAGCTGTTGACCGTCACGCCACCGAGCTCCATGGTCGTGGCACTCTCCGGAACCACAGATAGCCTGTAGTAGTTGTCCCTCTGCAGCTCCACGATGCTCGTGAACGTGAAGGCGAAGAACGCCTCCGCATTACTCCCGAGAGCATCCTTGTCGATCAGGATGTTGATCAGCGTAGATGACCCATCTGTGTCGTACAGCTTGATCCTGAAATCATTATCTGGGTCAATATATGCCCAACAACCCCTGACCCTCACCGGAAACGGAAACTTGAACCTCAGCCCCCTCTCATCTGGGGACGACGTACTCCCGAATGAGGTGTGCGTCAGAGCCACGTATGGGAATACACCCTCGATCGGGAAGTAGGACCCGTCGTCATACTCAAGGGCTAGGATCGGAGCCTGGCTCGCCTGCTTCGTCCAAGCACTTGAGGTGAACCTCAAGTTGTACACGCCTCTGGCGTCTGCCCAATCTGCAGACGCCGCCAAGTTCCAGTTCCCGCTGCCGGCGTTGTTGATCGAGAGGGCGATCAAATCACCCATGCTCACCGCCGCGTCCGCCGTCAGAGTGGTCGTCAACCACACGTTGTCGTCGCTGCTGTTGATGACCTGCGAACCATTTGTGTTAGTTCCCCACAAGGTGCCGGACGGAGTACCGGTAGCCAAGTCCACCGTCTCGAGCCTGACGTCGACCGTGGCACCGGTCGTCACCGTCCTCGTGGCGAAGCCGATCTTCCTCACGTTCCCAGCTTTTGGAATCCGGAACACGGAGCCAGCCCTGTCGCTGGAAGTATTCAGAAGGATGGAGCTGAACGACGGTCCGACAGTAAAGTAACTGTCGGGCGGCTCTGGAAACAAAATGCCTCCTGGCAACTGTGCCCAACTCACTTACCTTCTCCCCTCGTCTTGTCAGAGACCTTGCCGTCCTCAGTCGTGTCCCTCGACTTTTCCTTCTCGGCCTTGCCGCCCGCCGCTGGATTCGAAGAAGCGTCAGGTACTCCCCTCGCTGCCCCAGCCGCCTCGGCCTGGGCCAAGGCGATCCGTGTGATCCGGTCCTCATGGTCCTTCTTCGCCTTCTCGACCTCGCCCTCCGGGTACCCGCGGAGCTTGCTCGCGAGACCAAGGCTAAGTATGCCGACCTCAATGTCACTCTTGATCGTGTCGGGGTCCGAGGTCATATTCGGTGCACCATCGATCTCGCTCTCAATCTTGTCCATGTCCTCGGTCGAAATCTTTGGTCCGACCGTTATCTTGGCAATGTTCTTAGCAACCGCCTTCTGGTACGTGGCAGACGGAATCTTGAGCATCAGGTCCTGGAGCTTCTCTCCCCTAGATATTCGGACCTCGGTCGACTCTAGCGAGTAATTCTCTGGGTAGTTGACCGTGGCCGGCTTGTTGCCCTCGTACATGGCCCAGAACTTGGCGATCTTCCTCTCACCGTTCTCGAGCTCAAGGCCAATGTAGCTGAGGCCGCTCTCGAGCGAGTGCTCGTCAAACTCCTTACTCTCGGCAGAAGCCGGAGTCGTCGGCTCCAAATTCGTGACTGCCAGGTTGATGAGCTGCCGGATCTCACGCTTCATTTGCTCCTGCTTGTCCATAGAGGCTCGGAGCGGCTCAGGTGACGGATTCACGAAATCAGGACGTTCCAGACCCACCGGATATCGCCTACCTTCTGCAACGCCTACCCTAACTTCCTTAACCGACCCCTTGCCATTCGCCTCACCTGGATTGTCGAGGCCGACTGGCATGAGGTGTGGTGACTCGCTCCTCGGATCATACTGCTCCGTGTAGAAGGCGAAGTTGGCCTTGACGGAGAAGTTAATGTCGGAAGAGTTCATGTTAAGGAGGGCGACCTGGTAGTCCCCAGCATCCTCCAACAGACTCCCGCTGATCTCCCAGAGCACGAACGGGATCATGGGAACATCTAGCTCTATGGTCTCGGACGCAAGCTCGCCCTTCTCGTCGTAAAACTCAACGTACACCTTTCCGTTTTCCTTCCAGAGGTACCTGTACCGAGTCTTGCACTCGGTCGGCAGCCCGAATACGGGATCGTACTCGTAGTAGTGGTCCCTGAGTAAAAGCGTACTGAACTCGTCCGAATTTGGACCGTCGTCGTAGCTCCACGACCTTATGTCCTCGGCGTGGTACTCGCAGATGTACGGTCTCTTGCCGACCTGGTCCGCGAGCGTGTCGCCATAGAGCGGGGGCATGTCTACGTAGGCACCGACCCTTGAGATCGTCAGGAGCTCTGGAAGAATCTTCCTTCCAACAAACGAGTTCATGGAGGACCCGAGTAAGTCGACCCCGAGGTCCACGCCCTTCATGGCCTCCATGTAGCTATTGGACCCACCCTCCCTGGAGATGTCGACCAACCTCTGGAAGATTGCGTTCTTGATGTCGTTCACGGCAGCCTTAGCAAACGACGGGCAGCAGGTAAGCTTCTTCCTGCTCTTAAAATCTTCCACGTCCTCACGCTTGCTGTACTGCTCCAGATACTGGTCGACGAAAGCACGCCCGCCTCTGTAAACGAGACGCCACTTCTCCCAATCGGCCGCACAATCCGTGTAGTACGGGTGCGTATGAGTACAGACCTCGAAGCTCATGTCACGCCCCTGATGTCCTGACTTCTGTTGAAGGAGGCTGCGAACGGCAACGCGATCTCGGAATAATTGCGAGCGTGGGCATAGTGGTCCGGACGCTGCTCGCCCTTCTCGTATCTACCCACGGGATTCCCGTCAACATCCTTCGAGTACACTCTGACCAGTGCCTTCAGGTGCTCCCTGTACTCGGTGGGGACGTCCACTGGAAGGATCAGCATGCCCTTGTTTCTGAATCTCCCCAGCGACAGGTCCAGCCAGCTCGTGCGATCAACCGTGACGAGGTGCTCATCCACGATCTGCCCGTGGTCGTCACGACCAACCACGATCTGCTTCCCGTTGATCCCCCTGCCATACACGCAGAGCTTGACGTTTCCCCAAAACCTGCTCGCGAACTCGTACGACTTCCGGTGCTCCGGCTGACTGTCGATGACGCAGACCAGGACCCTGTACTGCCTCATGAGCGGGTCAAGGTCCTCGAAGTCCTTGACCTTGAGCATGTTGATGACCTTGCACCTCGCCTGCACGTTGAGGTCCACAGAGCCAGCGTAGGACGGAGGCAAAAACCACTGGTCGATCTCCACGTGGAGCATCTTTCCGACGTCCACCCCCATCGTTATGATGCCGGTCGGTGCTGGGTCCCCCTTGCAGTAGGTCGAGTTCTCCCTGCACCTGTCGATGTCTGCGTCCGTTATCCTGGAGCCTTCTACGGCGTGCGGGAGGCCCATCTTACCGTTCCAGAACTCCTGCTCCGCGGCAGGGTCCCTCAGTGACTCCAGGTACTTCGTGGCAACATCTACTGGCGACACCGTACAAGAGTAAAGCTGGTTGATATAGAAGCCCCTGTCGTCCTTGTCGGTGTAGCTCGGAACCCACACCCCCGTCGCCAGCCACTCACTCTTGCTCTCGTGATCAAGCCTCTTCTTGCACTCCTTGCAGATCAGGTGGCTGTCCTTTAGCCTCTGGTCCTCCAGGCTCTCAGCGGCGATCACGAGGCAGTCTGGGAAGATCAGCTCAGTCCGCCTGCTGCAATGCGGGCAGATAAAGAAGAAGTGTTCCTGCGTCGTGAGGACGAAGTATTTGTTGATGCCGACTTCCTCGATGGTCGGCGTCGAAAGCAACACCTTCTTCTTCTCTATCTGCCCGCTCAACCGCTCCATCGCGAGCGGAATGTTTTCTTGATCAAACTCATCTACCTCATCCAAGATCACCAAACCAACGGGGATCGACTTCAGTCCAGACCGACTCTTTGAGCCGCGTACATACAAGTTGGTGGACCCTGCCCTCTTGTGCCCGACGTTCTTCACGTCTGAAAACATGTCCTCTAGGTGCGGACTCAGGTCCAACGCACCATCGAAGCGAGAGGCCGAGAAGTCGGAGGCGTCCGGGGTCTTTGACGGCAGCACGTACAAAACATCCGCGTTGCGTATGTCAATATAGTAGAACGCGAGGTTGAGTGCCGTCTCCGTGTACCCCATCTGAGCAGACTTCTGCCCGACCATCATCTCGCTTTCAAAATCATGCATGTCCCTCAACCACGGATGGTGCCTGAATGTCCAGGGGCCCGGGTAGGGGGTCCCCATCACCCTGTAGGTCTCGGCCCAGACGGAGCAGGAGGACACCGCCCTCCTCTTCAAGCCGGACTGGATCTTCTGCTTCATCGACTCAAGCAGGGCGTGCATCAGCCACCTCCAGCTTCCTGCCGGTCGCCTCGATCCTGAGCCCGATCTCGTCGGCAATCTTGCTGACCACCGTCGGGTCCTTGACGTAGTCCCCGATGATCGCCACCATCTCGTTGGCGAGCTGCATTGCCGCCATCTTGTCGATCATGACGCCGAGGGACGACTCGAGCCTGTGGCAGGTCGACACGAGCTTCTCGATCTTCATGACGAGGTCCGAGATCTTCGAGGCGTACATGATGAGGTCCGCCGGCGTCGCACACTTGATCACGACGCTCTCGAGCGTGAGCCTCAGGATGCCGATCTCCTCCCTGAGGCTCTTGACCTGGGGGTTGGTCGCAAAGTCCTCAACCCTGGCCTGCCACTGTGCGATCCTGTAGTTGCGGATGTTCTCTCGCTCCTGCTTGTTCAGCGTCGGTCCGCCAGCGTGCATCTTGCAGCGATCGATGCCTTCCTCCGAGACGTAGGGACACTGTCCCCCAGCAAAGACGGCCTGGCACCGCCTGGGATCGTCGGGCTCGCACCTCTTGAGCTTATGCTCGATCATTCTCTGACGACCTCCCAGCCGAAAACGTTCCCCGTGCTGCTCGTCAAGATGCCCGTGATTCTGTTCTGCACGCCGTCCCCATGCTTGCTCTCGAAGACCTCGAGTGGAAACGATGTCGGTGGCCTGATGCCGGTATCAACGGCGGCATCTGCCTCAGAGCTAATCCACAGCGTTACGCCGGCAGTGAAGTTGATTACGAAACCAACTCGCTTCGGATTCTTCTCGAGGATGGTCTTGGCAGACACCGCGTCGACTGGTACGGTGAACGGTACGATCTTCGTCTTGACGGCCATCGGTCACCTCCTCACTATTTCCCAGCCGTGGACGGTCGCCGACCCACCCTGGGTTATGGCCTGGAACTCCCCCTGGATCGCCGTACCGTAGTCATCCTCGCTCATCTCTAATACTGGCTGAGATGCCGATCCCGCCAGTCGCACGCCGGCATTCACGGCAGCAGGAGCATTCTGGTTAACCCACCCTCCGACCGTGACAACAGACCACAGGATGCCGACCCTGTTCGGATTGCGGTCGAGCACCTTAACGGACGCTCCAGTGGTGACCTGGACGGCAAATGGTACGAGCTTCGTGTTGGTCATATTACGTTCATGTCCCCTGGCACGGGAGGAGGAAACGTCCCGTTGGCCGTGAAGGTCTTGATCCATCGACCGCCGCTCCCGACGAGCTCCAAGGTCACGCCAGCTCCGTCGCACACTGTGAGCGAGACGGACGAGGCGTCGGGTCCAACCACCTCTGTCCGATCCGGCTTGCCGGACTCCCTCACGTGTAGCTGTCGGACCTCGGAGCTCTTCGGGAACGCCACGATGAGGTTCATAGCAGCTTCAGAATGAGCGGGAGAATCTGACCCAGGATCTCGACGAGCTTCGACCAGTCGATGGTCGCCGAGGCCTGCTGGAAGCTGATGCTCTCGCCGCCTTCTCCGATGAGGACGTTGAGGAGGTCCCTGACCCCGATCATGATCGTGCGAGCGTCCCCGCCGCGGAGTGACGCGACGAGCTTCGTCACGGCACCGATGATTCCTCCGATCCCAGGAGCCGCCGAGGCGTCCTGGGAAGGCATCAGGGCCTCAAGCTGATCTGCGTACGCTGCGAACTGGTTCATGTTTTCCTCTCCTAGCTTGATTGCTGTCCAGCCCTCTGGAAGTCGGACGCGAAGCATCTTTTCCTTCAGGCTGAGTTTTAGAACGACGTCCTTCGGTGGTGGATCTGGCGGTGGGGGAGGTGGTGGTGGGGGCGGGGGAACCACCTGTCTTGGATAGAGCTCCCCCGCCGCCTTCCGGTCCATCTGCGAGAAGTCCTTGCCACCCAGGATAGGCTCACCGTCCTTGGTGATGCTGCCAGGGAGGCTGTAGGTCATAATCGAGATCTCGTCGGCGTGCTCGGAGCCCCTGAGGGCTGATTCTGAGAGCGGCGTGAGCACCTGCTGCTCGACCGTCATCGCCGACCACCCCTGCGTCTGCCTGAAGTAGGCGATGGCCTTGTCCCTGTCGATCTGTGCCACGATCTCCGGCCGCATGTGCTCGTGCGGAAATCCCAAGGTGTGCCCTGCCTCGTGGCGGATGACCCTGCGGCATTCAGACTCGGGGGTCTTCATCGTGAACCCCTGGAGGCACATGGTCGCTCGCGACCGCTGTATGTGCAGGATGTCGGTTCCGAGGTACGACCAGTATCCGTCGCCGGACCGAGTGATGCGAACCTGCGGGTCCACGTTGGACAGGCGAAACTCAACGTTGCAGAACTCCCCCCAGGAGTTCATGTGCGAGAGAATCATACGCTGCAGGTCCGCCGGAGTCTCCTCCATGAAGCCCACCGTGAGCTTCACGCCCTTGTTCGGCCAGTACTTGGTCACCAAGACCGCCAAGTGGCCGGGATCGAGGACGATTCCAGCAGCCGGAAGACCCTCGACGTTGGGGCGGTTGGAGGGATTGATGTCGATGGCCGTCTGTGCGGCCACCACCATCTCCTCTTTGCTCAGGGAGACCGGCCTGCAGGCTATGAAGCTCATGTTCGCCTCCTGAAATGGGAGCGGGTGACCAGCACCCGCTCCCTACCCAGAGTGCCGCCACGTGCAAGCGGCAATCAGTGTACGAACCGAATCACCCGAGGACGACGATCAACCTCGATCCTGAGGAACGGATCGAAGAACGGGTCCCGAATGAACACCCGCTCGACCCTGCGGGGCGGCAAGTAGTCGTAGGTGCTGTAGTAGTATCCCAGGCTCTGGCTGGGGCACCCATTGACAAACTGCACGCGACCACGGCCGTGGGCCTCGGCGTCACTCGCGAGAGCGAGGACCAGGAACATTGCAATCAGCAAGACACGCATTGTGCACCTCCCTTCAAGGTTTCTTCTGCCTGGTCTTGACGAGCAGCAGCTCCTCTGTTCCGACCCCTACTACGATCCCGACCAAGCTGACCCTCTGACCGATCTTCTTCCTCACCTCCGCCTCCAGCTTCTTCGCCTCTGCCGCGTCTTGGAACACGAGCCTCGTATTCCCAACGTACAGCTGAATAGACTTCAGGCCAGCGGCATCGTGGTGCGTCCTCTCAGACACGAGGCCAACGACCTCGTCAGTCTTTGAGAACACCAGACTCTTCGGCTCCTCCGCCACCAGCAGAATCAATCCGATCCAGCAAGCGCTGCCCACAGGTTGTACTCCTTCGGAGTGATCTTGCGACCGGGCCCACCCTCTGGGTTCCTCGGCATACGCTTGTCGAGGTCGTGGGTGATGAGTCGCTCCAAGACAATCTCCTTCGTGATTCCGACCTTGTCCCTGTCACCCGTCGCCGGAAGGGCGGGGTAGGTCGTCCACTCGAAGTTACCCTTCGGCTCTTCGCCGGAGTGGCACGACGAGCACTCCTTCTTGGCGTGGGCCTCCCAGAGCTTCCCGACGTTCGGTACGTCGACCCTCTCCACCTTCATTCTCCCGTCCGCTCCAGTCGAGGCCCTGTAGCTGTACTCACGCTGCTCAATGCGAGCACGATCTGGCTCCCTGAGCATTTCCCGTAGAATGTCGCCCTTCGCCCTGATCTCAGCGATCTTGGCCGCACCGTCGTTAAGAGCACGGACGTTATCTTGATAGTTTTGATTCGCGTTCCCCTCCAAACGCTGCACGCCCTCGACCAAGCGACCAGCCTGTTGGAGGGCTACGTTGAGGTCTACGCTGGAGTACAGGTCCGCGATGGTCGACCGCTCGTAGCCGTACACGGTGTTCCCCTGAACGCCGGCTGCGGAGAGGCGGAACCTCAGCGGAGAGGCGTAGGGAACGTGCGACCCGTAGCCCTCCCAACGGAAGTTGTCCTGGAGCCCCAGGACCTGGATGGTCTCTACAAACTCAGCCTGCTGGAGGGCCTCGAGCTGCTTCTGGGCCTCCACACGGTCGCGATAAGCAACGAGGTCGAGGACCTTCTCACGCCACAGCGGGTCTCGGTAGCTCGGGAGAGCGGGCTTGACCTCAGCAACCGGCACATACGCATACCGATACCTCTCCCTAGTGTAGCACCGGCCGCAGTAGTAGTACGGCTCGGTGTAGTAGGTCTTGGTCGCGGTGTAGAACTGGCCGTCCTTGTACCACCGACCCTTCGTCCACACGTAACTATCCACGTTGACGAAGCCCTCGGGGTACGAGTCGCTCGCGAGAGCCGCCACCGGAGCTGCCATGAGAACCAGGAGAATCACAAACCTCACTTGACACCTCCTATCAGCGTCGCCTGCGAGCGACGAGCCGCGAAGGCCGTCACCAGCGACCAGTCCACCCTGTTGATCTCAAGACCACTTTTCAGAGCCGCGATCCTAACGTCCTCCGGCACGATGACCCCGTTGACCGGAACTGGCGGCAGCAAAATCCTCAGGTGCTCGACGGCCTGCTCCCGCTGCTTCCTCCTGGCCTCGTCACCGTCCTTGATCGCGGAATCAAGAGGGACGTCGAAGCCGAGCTCCCTGAGGGCTTCGACGGGCCCGACCGTGCGGTAGAAGTAGGAGTCCCAATCGGACGCCACCCTCTGAGACGCTAGGACGACTACATCGGTCTGATCCGGCGAGACCTTCCAGGTGCCGGTCGCCCTCAGGACGGCAGCCGCGTAGGAGTTCCGGAGTGGCTCTAGGGCCTCCTCCGGCTCGCCGCCGTACCAGCCACGTATCCTGTCCCTGGCGTCCTTCTTAACCAGGTCCCCGAAAACCCCGACGTCCCTCGCGAGCAGAATCTTGACGTCGTTGACTAGTGGCTTCCAGCCATCCCTGTCCGGCCCGTGGCACCTAATGCACGCCACGGCTCCCTGGAGCGTGTTCGTGTACGGCTCGGGAATCCGGTGGTCGACGGCCACGTTCTGCGGGACGAACTCCTGCAGGGTCCCGCGACCATTGAACAGTGCGTACCCGAGCATTCCATTCGCCCGAGTGAAGATGACCTCCCTGGCGAAGTCTACGAACTCCACCAGGTTCATGATCGCGTGCTGCCCGACGTCTATGTCCTCGTCGGACACGTCGTGCGTCACGAAGCACCAGCCGAGCAGCGTCCTGAAGTAGTCGACCCGCCTCGGCTTTCCCGTGACCAGACTACGGAAGATCCCGACCCTGCCGTCGCCCCTGATCCTGTCGAAGATGTCGGCGGCGGTGACGCCGGCTGCAATATTCCCGACCCCGAGGCTCTCGAAGAGCAGGTCCTCGTCCGATCCCTTCTGACCCGCCCTCCGGATGCCGGCGAACTCATAGTAGAGCCCGCCGAAGATCGTCCTGAATGCTCCCTTCCCCTTGATCGTGGAGAGCATCCTGGCGAAGAGGTACTGGTGGGAGACTATCGGGGCCAGGGACTTCGTGGCTTCCCTCAACTTCGGGAAGTGCGGAACGTGCTCCGCGTCGAACCTCACCACATCCTTCCCGAGCTCGGAGACCGGTACCTCCACCTCCCTGACGGTCTCCTCGGAGTACGTCTCCTCGACGTCCCGCACCGCGAACTGGTTCCCTCCCAGGGCCACCCTCTGCTTAACCGTCCGCTTCTTCTGCGTGGTCTCGACGACCTTCTTCTTGACCTTCGGCAGGTCAAGATCGAGGAGAGGAATGAGGTCCTTGGTCACGAGCAGCGAGAAGTCAGGATCAAATTGCAGCTCGTCCCAGAGCTCGAGCCACTCCTTAAGGTCGGCTAGGACGGGAGCGAAGTCCTTCAGGTTGACCCTGACCAGGACCGCATCTCCCCTACCCACGGCCCTCGGTTGCACGATCACGGAGGACCGGCTCGTGGTGTTCAGCACGAAGGCCACGGCCTGGTACGACGCCTGGCTCCCGTTCTTCACCCACACGTACCGAGTGAACGCTCGCTCCTCAGGAGCTACGCTCTCAAGGTCCTCCGCCGCGAGCTCCGCCGCCACGGCCGGAACGGTCACGGGCTTCGGCTTGACCGGTGCCTGCGGCGTGCCGGTGGTCGCGAGAGCTAAGATCAAAAACAGCGGTGCCAGGTGCTTCATAAAAAACCGCACGCAATATGGTCGTAAATCGTGCGGCGGGTGGCCCTTCAGAATCCCGCCACTATCATACTTTCCATTCTTGAAAAGTTACTGCCGGAATATTTTGGACCAAATTGCGTGCCACGACCGTAACCGCCAGGAAATGGATAGTATGATTCTGCGAGCTGCATCCTGCTCCAAGCATCTTGCTCCAAGCATCCTGCTCCAGAGACCAGCATCTTGCGTCTGATTTCAAAATCCGGAAATTTTCTCACAGCATGGGGTGTGCCATTGTGGCAGTCGTGAGTTGAGGCTCCGCATGAATTCAGACCCTCCCTCACTTTTGCGGCCCCACCTCAATTATTTTGAGGCCACGCCCGAATTTTTGAGGCCACGCCCGAATTTTGAGGTGTGGCCTGACTGCCATTGTGGCAGGGGTAGTGTACGGCCGTACAGGTAAAATCTCTCTTGACATGGGGTGCCGATTGTGGTACAATGGGGCCATGAGGGAAAGATGCCAGACAGGCAGTCTGGCTCCCGCGACCTACTGCGGTGAACGACCGAGGCACTGTACGTGCGTGCACCTACTTGCACCCGTCAGGTCTCCAGGACCACCGGCAGGTCGCGGGCTGTGACGAGGCGTCGATGGTCCCGAAACTTGAGGACAGATTGGAGAATCCCGTGTCCAGAATCCGCACCCTAGAGCTGCAAACAGCAGCTCGTCTTAGGGAACTGGCTGAATCCCTGTCGAAGGATGATGGTCCCGCTGACCTAGAGAGCGTGATCGCCGGAATGAAATGTCTCGCCTTTGAGATTTCGTCTCTGGCACTAGATTTAGAGATCAATAGGTAGACTTGCGTACTGCGGGTCTCGCACCCCGCCTACCTACTGGCGTCGATGGTCCCGAAACTGGAGGGAGATTGTCTGAAATCCGAGCGTCTGGGGTCCGCGTGGGGAATCCCGCGTCCGGTAATATAATGGCCTAGCGGCCACGCTATCTCAGGCTCGCGAGAGCTTGAGACCTCCTGCGGGTAGAAACCGCTAACGCTTGCAATCCGTGTGTGCCGTGAGGCACGTTCGGTGAGCGGGAGGAAATGTACCAGGGAGGTTTCGCGTACCTGGTCGGATGTCACCTGACGAGGTGTATGCCAACGGCGGGGTCACTCCCGCGTCAGTCCTGCACCGCGGTCACGGTACCAGCGGGTGACATGCCGAATCAAAGAGTGAAGTGTGCGGGACGAGCGGCCCTCGGGAAAGAGAGGTCCGCCATGAGTCATCGCACAGTGAGGATTAAGGCTTCTGGAATCTGCGGCCACGTCCTCGGCACCTACATGCGGGACGTCCGCCTGGTCACAGGACCGGACGGACACGCCACGCACGTTGAGGTCCGAAAAGCACTGGTGGTCCAAGTCTACGACGTGGACTCCAGGGGAAACGTCTACGGCTCCGAGAGGGTCGTCGTCCTTGAGACTGAGGTTGAATTCCTGTCCTGAGCACCCCGCATCGAGGGTCCCTCGTCCCGCACACTTCCTAGGCTGATAAACTACGTTGCGAACTTTTGGTGGCACGCGGACGCGAAAGCGGCCAATGGTCGCCACGAGCAAGCCGCGTAGTGGACGGCTACCTTGAATGGGCTCATGGGCCTCAACCACTGATTGCGAAATCAGAAGGGAGACCTACACATGAGTTCACTCAAGTTCTCTGACAAGCACATCGACCCCATCAAGTTGGTCGTCAACCGTGACATCAACTGGCGGGAAAAGACCGGTTACGACGTCCCGAGCATGGTGCAAGACATCACTCGCGACGGTCGCATCACCGAGAGCGTGCACGTGTTGGACCCCAAGGATTGTGAGCGGCTGCAGCTCGCCGAGAACACGGTTCTCCGTGGAAACAGGCGGACCGACGCTGCCCACGCCATCCTCGCGGACAAGAACTCGCCGGCTGGCCTCGTGGAGGCTCTGAGGAAGACCCCCGTGAAGTTCGTCAGCGGGTTCGAAGACCTGAAGGCCGTGGAAGACTACATGCTCGACCACGGCTCGGCGAAACCGCTGAGCCGAACCGAGGTGGTCCACGCGGTCTGGCGGTTGGCCGCCAACATGCACTCCGAGTCCGAGATCGGCGAGCGGTTGTACCACTTGCTCGCACGGTACACCGGAAACGTCAAGAAGGCTCAGGAGATGAGCTCGATGACGGACCGGCAGGCTCGGCGGGCAGCCATTGGAAAGTGGCTGCACGGCACGCTCGGCAACTTCTTGCTGGCCGTCAACGGAATGGGCGAAGCTCTCCGGAGCCAGCTCACCCTGACGAGCCACAAGGAGGACGGCGTCCTGACCCAGGACGAAGCTGGGCTCTTCGTCCTGCAGGTCACCCGTGGTCGCGTGACGGAACTCTCCGCCGCGAAGACCAAGGACAAGGACGCCAAGGGATGGAACCCGCTGGAGAAGGTCGACGTCGTCAAGGACGGCGACGGCAAGATCGTCACGATCAAGTGCAAGGGCGGCGGCGAGGAGTTCAACGCCAAGGTGGAAACCTTCATCCGCGAGGATGCTGGCGAGTCCAACGGCAACAAACCCCGACCCACGTCCAAGACCTTGGAGGCACTCGCGGACGCGAGCAAGTCCAAGGTGGCACGCGGCGTGTTCCTGGCCAGTGCTGGTAAGAAGGCCGACAACCTCCTGGACCTGGACGCCGAGGCGTACAGGTGCGAGCGGGTGTGCGAGCTGCTCAAGGAAGCAGCTGACAGGCTCACCGCGAGCGGGGAACACAAGATCGAGGTCACCAGCTCGCAGCTGGCCGACCTGTTCAACAAGCTGAGCGTCTCGTCCGCCACCGTGGTCGAGGCCGCTCTCAAGACCGTCAGCTAGTCACCAACCGCAACTGGCCCACGAGCCCATCCAAGGTAGCCGTCCAGCAAGCCTAGCCCAGACGACACCCGCCGAGGTGCCCTCGGGAAAGCGAGGGTAATATGCCAAAGTACATCGAGCTGGTGATCACGAAGTGCAGGGGCGGCAAGCGTTCGCTGTGGAACGCACGCCACCCAGCAGTACCTCACGTGGTCGGTGCCGGCAACACGGCCGACAACGCGATCCGCGACTGGTACAAACAAAACAAAGCACACCAGGAGAAGTACAATGGTCATTCTCAGGATGTCTAACTTCACCAAGGTTTGGTCCGCGTCCGGAACGTGGCTTATCTATGGCAACTGGCCGGCGGCAATCCGCATCTGAAATCAACAGCGAGGGCACCTCGGCGGGTGCCGTCGGGACTCTAACCTGACGGGGTCCGCCGAGGTGCTCTCAGAAAGCGAGGACACCAACATGCGAGACCCAAAGAACATCAGGATTCACCACTTCGACGACACCAGCGAGGCCTACGACTGCTCGCAGTATCGCGACGACATCGAGATGGGCGACGTCCTGGTCGTCGAGAGCGAGAAGGTCGTCGGATTCCTCCTGGCCGCATGGCCAGTGGCCGTCACCGTGGAGTACGGCAGCCTGCACCGCTTCACAAACAGAAAGCCGCAGCTTGCTACCCACCCCGAGGACGTAAGGGACTGGCGACCGTACTACGAGCGGGCGAAGGAGGTCGCGAAAGCACTCGGCTACGAGCTGGGAGTTGACTAACCACCTTAACACGAGAGCACCTCGGCGGACCCCGTCAGCAACGCAGTGGGCTCGCCGAGGTGCCCTTTCCAGAAGGGAGACCTGACATGAAGATGCACAAGGAGCTCAGCAACATTCACACGACTTGCGTTCACGTGAACGCAACAAACGTCGTCAAGGTAGCTGAGAACGTCTATAGGATCGAGTTCCCCGCTCGCGAGATCAGCGACGCTGAGCGTGAGGTACTCCGCAACCTGTTCCCGAATCTGACCGACAGGGCGTACCAGCTCCTCGATCAGGAAGCCATGCTGAACATCGTCTGCGAGCCGCCCGCGAAGCCAGAATCCAGCCTCACGGCACACGCGGATTGCAAGCGTTAGCACCTAACTAACCGGAAGGGCACCTCGGCGAGCCCACTGCACAACCGACGGTGGGACCGCCGAGGTGCCCTTCCGGAAAGGACGGGTGACCCATGAAGCTGCACCTGACCATTGAGATCACCGACCGTGAGGCCGAGTTGATCTCAGAAGCGAGCATCGAGAGGGTCGTCAACACGACGATCGGCATTCTCGACCGCTCGCGACACCCAGAAGCCGATGCGTGCGGCACAGACTGGCGAGACCACAAGCGTACAGTGATCGCACTCTGGCACAGGCTGCAAGGTGCGATCTTCCGCGTGCAGAACAAACTTCCTCCTCAGGACTAGCGTGAGGAAGGGCACCTCGGCGGACCCACCGTCACAACACCCAAGGGAGAACTGAGATGCTGACAGCAGCGTTTCGACCTGGCACGACGGCATGCTCCTGCGAGCTGTGCGAGCAGCCCGTCGGCGAGCACGCGGTTCGCGGACGCACCAAGTACGGTCCGTGGGCACTGATGTGCGTGGGCTGTTGGTCGCACGTCGGCACTGGAATTGGTCCGGCTCACGGTCGCCACTTCCTGGTCCGGCAGGGCGTCCTCACAGAGCAGAAGGAATCCCACGCCATCCGCAGGAACGGAATCCTCGTGATCGTCGGAGCCACTCACAGGGCACGCGAGCCAATGGCCTACGAGCCGCACCACGAGTCGTGCTGTCGCTCCGAGGGCAATCCAGTGTGCCAGTGCAGGTGTCACACGCCATGATCTGGGCCATTGTGGTAATCGTCCTGATCACCTGCGTGTTCTACACGAGGAGGAAGCTATGAGGGTGTTCTTCGTCTGGCTCAGGGGACCTGATGAACCAGGTCCGCTCGCAGACTGGATCGTGCGAGCCGACGATCCCTTCCAGGCCATCGACAAGGTTCGGGCGACCTTCAAGTCACCCCTTCCCGATGACATGGGGATCGACGCTCGCGAGATCACTGAAGAAGTCTGGGAGATTCCATCACTCATCTAGAAGGGAGGGTCGAGGTGTTCCGAGTTGGGGAAGCCGTCTGGTCGTGCACGCACAAAGCCTACGGTCGCGTGGTGCGTGTACTCGGCGGCGAGTTGCTGATCTCAGTGCATGGTCGCGTGGTGAACGACGAGCTCGTGGAGGTCGCTACCGAGCTCGTGTACGATTACGTCCCCACGACGATGCACCACTACTAACGCAGCGGAGGGAGGTGCCGAAAGGCACCTCCCTCCGCATTTTTTTTTTGCTTTCACGAGCGGAGCTCCCTGACCAAGCGAGCCCTATCGTGCATAAAAAGGCCAAGGTAGATGCCCCGCGTCGCGACGTTGAGGTCAGTGAGGGCATTCTCTGGATACACGTTCTCATGACCGTGCCGGCAGACCGCCAGCAAGGCCGACGGTCAGAGCAAGTCCTCGCTGATGCTCCCGTCCCTGATCCCAGAAGCGATCTCCTCCGTCCTGCGGTGCCTCCCGCCCTCGTGCCAGAGCAACTCTGCTCCCTTGGCGTAGCTGAGGACCCTGTCGCAGACCTTCTTCAAGTGCTCTGTCTCAATCATGACATGATTCCTCCAGTTTCCCGTGGCACGGTTTCCGGACCACTTACGTGCCCACTGAATAGGGGGGGGTTCCTATTCCCCTATATACTCCCCTATGGTTGTTGTTGTTGTATAGTACAAATAGAATATAAGACGGGGTGACGATCCGGAAGTCGTTGCCCCGCAAGGACTTACGTCAATTCAGGCGTGGCATGAACGTGGTCCGGATTACGTGCCGCTGCTCCCGAGTCGATTCTCGCCCCTCTTGGTCTCCGAGAGCTCTTCAACCACTCTCACCAGCGGTGCCGACACCTTCTGGATGAGGACCTGGGCGACTTTGTCACCCGCCTTGAAGTGAACGACCTCGCCAGACGTGTTCAGGAGCCACACGATCCACTCACCCCTGTAGTCCGCGTCGATGACGCCGGCCAGCGACCTTATCCCCTTCGCACCGGTGCTCCCGCGATCCCACACCAGTGCCACGTGTCCGGCGGGCACCTCGCAGGCGATCCCCGTGTGAACGGCGATCCTGAAGCCCGGCGGAAGGTCGATGGGGTCCGTACACCTTATGTCGTACCCAGCCGAGTTGTACGCCCTCTCCGGCGGCCTCGCACCAGGTCGCAGGAGCTTGACCCTCAGCTCCAGCTCAGTCACGAGCGTGTGTTGACACGGGGGCATCATATCACCTTTCTCTTTCTGACGACCATCACAGTCGCCGTGTTGCTGACCTTCTGTCGTATCGCCGCCGCCCAAATTCCCCTTCCCTTCCTGGCCCTGCTCCTCGCGTACCTGATGGCTTCCGCGAGCACGTCGTAGGTGGAGTCTCCCTCCTCCACCTCGACTTCTACCTCGTAGTGGTCCCAGACGTACGTCCTAGACGTCCTGTTCACGAGCCTAACTCCACGACCCGCGGCGGTGGCATGACGACCGCCGCCGTGTACTCACCCTTCACCACGAGCCCGATGTTGTGGATGCTGATTATCCAGTCCTCGTCGCCCTCCAGGTCGAGGACGCCGGACTCCACCTTCCTCACGACTCCCTTGAACGCGAGCTGCCCGATGAAGACGCTCGCGTACTCGCCGATCATCTGCTTCAGTCGCTCTTCCACGACTCACCTCCAGAAGTAGCAGGTCGCGAGACCGGCGACGAGCGAAAGCTGCCGCGATCAAGTATCCCTGCTTCATTTCTTTCCCCTCCTGAGTCACTCCCTCCAGATCTTGAGACCTTGTCCCTCGCCCTCAGCTCGCCTCGTCACCTCCAGTACGTGGTGCCCCTTCCCGCCCTCCTCGATCCACCCGCCCTCCCTGTCTGGGTACGGGTGGAAGGCCACTTCCCGCACCGTCAGCTTCGCCGGATAGTGGTGCGGCCCGTCCCTGACGAGCAGGTTGAGGTCGCCGGTTTCGTAGTGCCCGCCCTGAGTATCGCCGCTGCTTCTGCGATCAACTTCGCCAACCTCTCCGGCTCAGTCACCAGGTGATGGAGCACCTTCGCCGCCTCCTCGTACCCTTCCCGCGTCGCCCCGAGCATGAACCATCTTGCGGCTCCTGGGAGCAGGCACTCGTCGATCTGCCTCGCGATCTCCTGAGTCCTGTCGTCCGCGAGCAGGTGCACTGGCTTAATCCTCATCTGGATTCTTCCTCCACCTGTTGATTAGGCTCGCCACGACCTCGCACTCCCTGTGAGTGAGGCCGGCGTTCCTGAGCAAGAGTACCCGCTCCCCTGCCCGCGTGGCCACGATCCCGTCGTCCTTGTACCTCACCCTGCCGAAGTTGAACATGCCCTCTCTTGGACTCGGCCTCGTGCAGTACTTGTCTGCTCCCGCGACCGTGTGCTCCGGACCTAACCGCACGGGTACATGTCTATCCAGCCCGCGTCCATGTACGCGTGTCCGGACGCCCCGCACCGGAGACACCTGACCGCGACGTCCGACCTACCGAAGTCGTCGATAATCCAATCGTGTCGCCTCAGGGTCTCCATCTTCTCCCTGATCGACAGCCAGTTGATCGTGAGGCCGCACCTCGTGCACTCCCTGATGCCCACCAGCCCACTCTCCTCTAGGATCATCGCCCTGGACACGCAGTTTCGGCAAGCGGCGGGAGGCAGGATGCTTATTGCTGCTGCTCGTGAGATCACGGTCCCACCCTCCCGTTCTCGCAGAACGCCCTCTGCGTGAGCGGCCACCCCTCCTTGAAGATCGCCTCGCACGCCCTCGCCGCTTCCTCGATCTCCGCCTGCGGGTACGAGACGAACATGGCGTCCGGCTCGTGGGTCCTCAGGGACAGGAAGTGCATGAGGGACCGCGGGTTGCAGGTCACCCAGCACCTTGAGTACGTAGCCACCGGCAGCACCGCCCTCGCGACCTCCTTGGCTATGCCTTGCCGAAGCATTGACTTATAGTGCCACCACGCTTGCCTGTACACTTGAGTCATTTGATGACAGACTCCATTGTGTATATTGGAGTCGGCGGGCTGGAGCTTCGGGCGAGCGGGGCTGAAGTCTGGTCCCGCGATCATCTTCCTCTCCGCCCTCGGCACCCAGAACTTGGGCCTCAGCTCGCTGTAGCGACCGGACTCCTCGTTGTAGGACATCCCGATCCTGTGGCGGTGCCACTCACGCCAGACGAAGATCGGTGCGTCCACGAAGAACGTCACGGCGGAGTGCTCAAAGGGCGTGCCGTGCCTGTGCTTCATCAGGTAGTTGATTCTGCCGTAGGACGCCTCCCCGTCCTGCACTACCCGAAGGGCCTCTTCGGGGTCCTTCGAGACCAGCATCGCTCCCACGATCATGGCGTCTCCGCCCATGCCGTCGACCCGTCGCACTAGGATCTCGCTCGTTGTCTCGATCACTTCTTCACCTCTTCATAGAGAAGTTTGTAGAATGCGTGGTACCTGGACTTGAACAGGTCGGCCCACGAGGCTGAGACTATTTCGTGCTCGGGGTTCCCCGTCGGCGTGTAGCTCTTGACCTCCGTTAGGAAGCAATAGGTGTAGCTCACCTCGTCTGGCGGCCCGTGGAAGATTAGCTCTTGATACATCGCAGTGAGACCGACCTCCTCCATCAGCTCCCTCGCGGCGGCCTGCTTGAAGTCCTCGCCCGCCTCCGCCCTGCCCCCAGGCAGGATGATTCCACGACCTTTCTTGCACTGGATTCCGACTATCCCCTCGTTCATGTGTATCAGGGAGATGCAGCCGATGATCATGTATTCCTCCTGACTACGATCAGCTCCTCGGTCCTGTTCTGAAACTTCATGATGTCGACGTCGCCGGTGAATATGCTCTTGACCTTCCTGTACTTGAAGCTCACGATGCCGTCGATGTCCACGATCCCTGACTTCCCGAGCTTCTCCTCGATCACCTTCACGCTCTGGGCCGTATGCCACCAGCCCCTGTAGTAGTACGCTGAGTTCATGGCTCCTCCTTGTATACCTCGTACTCACCGGTCTTGAAATCAATGTACCCCATGTACTCGCTTCCGTCCATCATGCTCCATAAGTTTTGCCATGTCGCTTCCTCCTAAAGAAGGCCTCGGCGAGCACGAGCTCGCTGTCTACGTTCCTGCTGATCGCACGAGCGTCATTCTCGACCTTCGGCGGAACCATCCCGCCCTGTCGCCTCATCCAGTTCCGGCACTCGTTGCCCTCGGTGAGGTCAGGATCGCTGAACCTCCACCAGTACCTGGGGTCGGGACCGATGTACCGTGCGGCGTACCTCGCCTCGCCGTCCTCGAACAGCCTGTCTACGACGCCCTCCGTGCTCCAGAGACCGTACCCCTCCGTCAGGTACTGCCTGTGGTAGCGGACCCCGCCCAGGTTACCGCAGACCTCGTGCATCGCGTCTCTGTCGTGGACGACGTCGACCGAGTCCCTGTCTCCCGCGAGCACCTCCAGCCTCGTCATCGCCAGGGGTCCTGACGTCGGTCCCTTGTCGATGCTGAAGGTCACCATACCTCCCGCATCCCAGACCTGGACGAGGTTGCTGCCGGCGTCCCGCAGGACGTCAATCCTCAGCACTCCGTCGTAGAAGCTGGCGGTCGGACCCGCCGGCATCAACCTGCACTCAAGGCACTCGAAATAAAGCATGCATCAACTCCTCGTTGTTGAAAACCTTGCATCCGTGCGAGTGGTCCAGCTCGCCGACCAGGGCGGCGAATTCCCGCACCTCGTGCTTCGTTGCTCTCGCGAGCCGAACGCAGTGCGTCCCGCAGCAGCCGCAGGTGCCGGCGTATACGTGGACTCCGGCGATCCAGCCGAGCTCCATTACTACGCCTATTTTGTACGGCTCGCCCTCCTCGTTGCAGACGGGACACACCATGATTATACCGCCGGAAGTCGCCTCGACTTCCCTCAGGTCAATCCACACTGTCATCTGGCACTCCCTTCTCGACCTGCCGCCTCACGCTCGCGGCGGCTGACTCAACCTCATGGATGTCGGTGCAGAGGTTGGAGTTCCGGAGGTAGAGCACGGCCTCGTCTAGGCCGTAGAGTTCCGCGTCCTTCCAGAACTGGATGCTGTAGCCCTCACCTCCTGGTTTTAGGAGCCGGTCGACGGTCATCTCCACCCAGCGGACGAGAGAGCTCCCGTGAGCCAGGTCGAACTTGACCAGCTCCCTTAGGTAGAGTCGCTTCTTCACGTCTCCTCCTCCATGCTGTTGAGCAGGCGCTCGAGCTCGCCCCTGTTGATCTTCTTCTCTTCCTTGACCTCCTCGACCTTCTTGACCCGGAATTGGTTGTAGAAGCTCTCGTCAGGATCACCACCCTTGCACCAGCACCGGAGGGCCTCCCTGATGTAGCTCGCCACCTCCCTCCGGTCGCTCCCGTCGGGAACGACCACCGTGACCCGATACGTCGCCGTCCTCATATTGATTCTCCGATCATTGGCGGCATCAGGCAGGACAGGTCGACGGTGATCTGGTGCCCGATCCGCCGCTCGTGTTCCAACAGTGTCCACATCAGCTCGCCGTAGGCGTAGCTCGGCCTGGGGTCCCTCCAGAACCTCGGCGTTCCCGTCCACGGCTGCACGTAGAAGCTCGTCACGATCTTGTCACTCGGCTCCAGCCAGTACGTCTCCACGTACTCTCCGACGCAGACTCGCATCCTGCCGTCGTCGGTTATGGCGGAGTACGTCGTCTCTTTATAACTCCTGTAGATCACGACTCCCTCCTCCAGAACCTAGCCTCCTTCGGCACGCCCGAGTTCGTCAGCTCGCGGTACCGGAAGGACACGCTGCTGCCTATCGGAAAGCGCCTGCTCGTGGCCTCCTTCACTAATCCCCCTGGGACCGCCACCTCCGCTCCCGAGAGCTGCCTCTCTGCGTCGGTGAAGCCGCAGAGCTCGAACTCGACAGCTCCCCACTTGACGACCATGGCACCCATCATCCCGAGATACTTGCCCTGACCCCACACGTAGCCGGCGACCTCACCCGTCCCGTCCAGTGACTTCTTGACCTTGAGCAGGTCCCAGGACCTCTCCGGCCTCCAGTGGCTGCCGGGCCTCCTGAGCATGATCCCCTCGCCGCCGCGGTTGCAGACCTCGTCCAGCAGGGAGGTCAGGTGGTCGCGGTCCCTGATCAGCTCCTGCGTGGGCACGTACAGTCGCGTCTGCACCCCTATCAGCTCCCGCAGCTTCGTCAGCGTCGCCTCGAAGGGTCGTGCCTCGTGCGGTCGCACCGGCAGGCCCTGCAGCCAGCGGAGGGCCGCGTCGTCCAGGAACTGGTCGTGGGCCGGCGAGTCGAACACGGCGTACTGAACGTAGCTCCAGCCGACACCTGGCTCTATGCTCCGCACGGTGCTCATGAGGTGTTGGAACTTACCCCTGCCCATGTAGAGCTCCCCGTCGAGCGGCACCTGCGGGAGGCGGTCGAGGAAGCTGTCGGGAGCATGGATCACCTTCCCCAGCCTGGACCAGAGGCCCGTGGCTACCGGAGGTCGCACGAGCCGACCGTCCTTCTCCGTGTTGGCGAAGGGCACGTCCCTCGCGAGCATCCCCCTCGTGACCCCGCCGTCCCAGAGGGCACGCATCCCGTCGAGCTTCTCGCTCGCGTACCAGCCGGCTACACCGTGCTTATCGGGGTCGTAGGTGTGTGCTAGCATTACTCTTTCACGCTTCATGTTGAGGTCCTCTGGTTCCACGCCGCCAGTGCGGCCGTGACAGCCTCTTCGTCTCCGAGGCCGGTCGCGAAGTAGTAGGACGTTGTCCTGAGATGGCAATTTGTACATTCTACTGAGGCGTATGCCAGGGAAATGACCTTGGCCTTGCCGCCGCAGCACGGGCACGGCTTCACGCTCGCGTCAAGAACTACTGCCATGGTATGTCACCTTTGTGTTTTTCACGTTGCCCAAGAACAAGTCCGCGTTGACGAACACCGGCGGTATCCTCCGCCTCCTCCGCTCGGT